TCGGTCTCCCGTGGCGCTGCTCGCTGATCGGTCTCCCGTGGCGCTGCTCGCTGATCGGTCTCCCGTGGCGCTGCTCGCTGATCGGTCTCCCGTGGCGCTGCTCGCTGATTGGTCCGCTTTGCTATGGCTCGCCTTCAGCGGATCACAGCGCTCTACAATCCAGTTGATTGCGCGAGTCACCAATTCAGGAATATGCAGCTCGGCCCTAATTGTGATATTTGCCGATGCAATTTTCGTATCGTCGTCATGGCGGGAGATTTCACCGAATGCTTCGACCTCTGCATAACGACTGCACCCGGGTTCGTAATATCCAAAAACATCGAGTGGATATTCGACGGAATGAAAGCCGGATGAGCAGGCTTTTACTTCGCCTTCATGGCTATACGCCTTGCCCATTTCGAATTGGAAATCGCGGCACTTCCAATTCTTATCGAAACCCTTAACAGCAAGAATTCTCGGCTCGGCTTCTTTCTTCTTTTTGGTGGCCATTAAAGGCTCCTTGATTGTTTGGTTAAACCCCTTCCCGAATGGCTCTGCGGGAGAGCCATTGAGGAATTAGTTGTACATCTCTGCATCGCGCGGGGATGAGACATTTCCATCCTTAATGGCCATGCTGAATGCGAAACCGCAGCCAACAAATTTTTCCGCCGCCTCTCTATCCCAGCCACCATCACCTCGTTCCTGGTCCCAGAAGTCGCCGTTTTCTACAAGGTAAGCAACAAGGTCTTCGGGCTTTTCAAATATCGGCGTTACCGGTGTTCCTTCGCTGACAGTTTCATAAACAACGAAATGTGTTGCCTCTTCTTCTGCCCAACTTTGCTCTCTGTAATATTCTTTATCGGGCGGACTTCCGTAATAATCATGAAACCATTTTGCATATTCATTGGGCGTAAATTTCGCGGCCTCCGCATACCATTCGGCACATGCCGTGTCGTAATCGCTGTCATACATCGGATGGAAAGCGTTTTCCTGCCATGTATGGCTGACTTGATCTTTTGAATATTTCGGATGTTGCCAGCCAGCCGGGACTTTTCTAATTTCTCTGCCCATTTCCTTCCCCTCGTTATTAAGGTTTAAACCGCTGCATTACATTTCCCCTAACCACCGAAACTCTGTTGCGTAAATGTGTCAGGGGGCGTAGGTTGTCTGGTTCCAAAGCTGCTTCCGTAAAAATAACAATTGCTTTTTGGACCCGATGGAATGATGATAACTCTGGGTTACCGAGATGTCAATAACCCAAAGTTATTTTTTAAACGAGGACGCAAAATGGACTTGATTGTGCTGAAAGGCATGACGGCGGTGGGTATTGCGGGGATTTTGTGGCAGCTAAGCCCGCGGGATCGCTGGCTTTGGCTTGAGGAGGTTAATCATCAACTTTCTTTGCGGCGGCGAGAAACTCCTGCGCCATCCGGGCCAGCAAATCTAGTTGACTGTCTGCCAGCTCTGGAAGAGCTTGTAGCACGAGGTTTGCAGCCTGATTTATCTGCTTGTTAGAAATTTCTGGGTATTTTGGCCCCCTTCCCGTTAATAGCCATTCGACGCAAACGCCACAACGTTTGGCTATTCTCTGTGCTGTCCCCATGGCTGGTAGCTTTTGTCCCTTTCGCCAATAGGTAATATTAGGGGCGGTCACACCAAATATCTTGCCAAGCTCCTCATTGGTCTCCGGCAATTTTGGGGACGCCTCTCGGCAAGCTTCTGAAAATCTAAGTCCAAAATCTTTGTATTTCATACTTCCTCCGTTGATAGGGAAGTATGCAGCCTGATTCGGTAACTCATGCTTATTGACTATGCGATAACTGTGGGTTATTGTGGATGGCATGGAAACTAATCTCATCACTCTTGCAATCACATTCGCTGGACCTGCGCGGTTGGCCGGTCTTAGGCGTATATCCAATGCCTGCGGCCTCAAAAGTTACCAGGCGGTTTTGAAATGGGAGGCAGCAGGGTGCCTTCCTCGCATTGAATGGACGGGGGAGACGAACTACTCGCAAATCATTGAGCAGGTGACTGGTGGAAAAGTCACTCGCAAGGCGCTCCTAAAACAGAGGGCTGCTGCTTAATGGCCGACATCCTTCTTTGCGCCTTATTCCTAGCCACAACAGGCGTTATGTCGTTGGCGGTTCAGCTTTTTCAGTATCCGACTCTGGACCGATATCTGTTAACAGGTCTGCAGTATTTGGCAGAAAACAGAGTGCAACGCCGTATACCCCAAGCGTGGCCGCTAGGCTGGCTAAATACAGTGGACTGCGGCTGCCGGCATCAAATAAGTAAGCGGCCCATATCGCCATAATGGCCAAATTGCACTCAACGATTCGGACCAGTGTTTTGAGGGCTTTAGCAAGTTTTATCTGATCTGCTCTTAATGCTTGTAGCAAATTTGCATAAGTGATTGGGTCGGACATTTTTGAGGCCTCCTTGGCTAGTTGTTTTGCGTGAGAGCTAAGCAGCATAGCCAAGAGCCTCTTCTTTAACAAATGGTCAGATTAACGCAGTAGAACTGCAAAAGATTGAACGAAACAGCCGTCCTTAGTGACGGCTCTATTTGGCAACGAAATCGTCCTACAAGTGGAAGCATTTGAAATGCCATCGGTTGCAGCACAACAAGAAAAGCTGGCTTTGAGGGTAGTTCGTGAAGTGAGAGAAACACTGGCGGATGAACAGCTTGAACTCATTCCCTCGCTTTCTAAAGCCTGTTTTCGCTGCATTGATGAAAGTGGTTTGCAGGACAAATCGATTTGCTACGAATTGGAAATTGATCCGGGTGTTTTGTCCCGCGCTAGAACCGGTCAGGCAAACTTTCCACCCGACAAGATCGATGCGTTGATGGATTTATGTGGGAACGAAATCCCGTTGCGTTGGCAGGCTCTGAAGCGGCACTACGGACTAGTAAAACTGAAAGGCAAGCTCGAAGCCGAATTAGAAATCGAGCGCCAGAAGAATGCCGAACTCGAACTGAAATTGCGCCACATCGAAGAGTTTATGAGGGCAACGAAATGAGCGCGCAGATGGAAATGATGTCAATTGCGGGAAAATTAAAACCGGGGCATCAAGTATTAATCCCTGTGGAGATGGTAAGGGATGCAGTTGTTGCCGAGAGAGAGCCAAGCATTTTTAATTTATTCGATACCAGGGTAGATAGATATGAGGTGGAAGAATTCTTAGCAAAGGTCTCGCGTAATTGGGAATTTAAGTATAAGTGGGAAAATAATTTCGATACCGGCGAGGAGTTTCTTGTTATGTATCAAGATCCGATGCCCGCTCATTATGAATTTGTAATAAAAGAAACTTTGGCGCCAACAAATATGGAGGTTGGCGCTGTATGCCACGAGGGGTTTGCAGAATATGCCTGGGTAGATGCGCCCCCAATACTCAGGGCTAAATATTATTATTGCTCCAAGAGATCAGCACATCGAAACGTCCAGGCCCAATTGAAAGGAAGGAAGATATGAGACATAAGCATTATGGGCATCCGGTGGAACACCCCAAGCATGGCAATGAGGAAAAGGCTTTTCGCGACTGCAATTATGTTTATCACCCGACCAAGGGTTGGAGAAAAATCAATCGTAATCCAGGCCCTGGCCGGCAAAAGATTGCTCGGTTGTTTGCGCGGGCAAATATTTTTCTAACTATCTGAGGTGAAATATGGACAGCAGAACTGGCGAAATCCATCGGTTTAATCAGGAAATGATCGACAAGTTAACCAAGTCCGGCGAAATCAAACACATGATTCCGTTGACGGATAAGCAGGCTGACGATCTGGCATCACTATCTCCAATCAAGCGCAAAGGCAATATGCGGAATCAGCGATGCCCTTGTGGAAGCGGGGCCAAGTTTAAGCGCTGCTGCTGGAGCAAATATGAATGAAACTTGCCGCGCCTGATAGAAAAATATCAGAAGAATTACAAAAAATAGCGGCTTTGTTGGAGTCCGAGATTGAAAAAGCAGCTGGCCAAAGAATGGGATTCACATTAGTAATTTTTAATGCCGAGGCGGGATCACGAATGAATTATGTTTCTAATTGTGATCGTGATGAAGTTGCCAATGCGTTGATCTCTTTGCTTGCTGGATGGGGCAAAGGCATGCCGGATATTCCGGCTCATAAAATCGATAGTTAGCACTCCAATCACAACTGAAGGGAAGGAGAAGTGGGTTATGAATTCGGCCTGTCAGGGCCTGATCCGATGATAGGACGGTGATCTTATCCGTATATGCGCAGGACCGCGTGAAGGGCTGCCCCGTTGCTGCTCATACAAAGCAGATGACTCACAAAGTGTGCATTGTGGCTCCGCAATGATCTCAAAAGTCGCAAGCAGATGGGATAGCCGCTGACACGGCAGGGCAAGAATTCAAAGTAAGGATAAAGCCAGGGAACGGCGGCACTTAATTACCGAGGCGAGCAGTTATGAAGCAATACGAAAAATGTTCAATCCTGAAATTTGTGCCAATCACTTATAGCTCCAGCACATCAATGATGTGGGACACCATTCCATTGGTTGACTGCCTCCGCTGCGGCAATCCTCTCCTCGCAAAAGAAATCAAAGCCAAGCAACACCACTGTGCGCCCTGCAAACGTCTTGTAGAGGCCGCAGAGCATCAGGAAAGGGTTTCGGATGCGATTCATCGGGCAAACGTTCGGGGTGGGTTATGAACATAATTCCAATTCGACGCAAGCCAGCTTTAGAGGCATTAGATAACGATCAATTGCTGGCCGGCTATTTCGCTGGCTTCCGAGGCGAAACATGTCCGTTTACTGCCCCATACAGTTTTCAGCATGGCTGGAAAAATGGTGCCGTAGATGCGGGCTTTCGGAAAATCGATAGTTCGCAACTTGAGTTGGCGCGCGATGTTGTGCGAGGTGGGTTATGAGCTGGCGTGAGTGGTTTGAGAAAGGCTCATTCGTTAATAAAGTCATTATGCAAGGCGGCGAAATATTAGGAGTTTCAGATGCTGAGGAAAGGCGCTACCAAGCCTATAAGGCTCGCCTGATCGAGGAGTTAAGGGTGCATCGGGATTTCACTGAACTGCTGGATTGTTGCGATCCCGAAACGACGAAAAAACTGCAGGCCAAGTTTCCCGAGTTGAATGGAAAGCCCGGCGAACCGCGCCCCTGGTATTGAGAGGTGGATATGAGCGAGTGGCAATTAATAGAAACAGCGCCGAAGAATGAATATTTTTTAGGATGGAGCTTGATTGACGATTTTCAAGTACTGATTACTGAAAGCGAGCCAGATGAAAATGGCAGAAGGTATTTCAGAAATGATGATTTTTGTCGTTATACCCCAACATACTGGAAGCCATTGCCCGAAGCCCCGGTCACTTAAACGTGCAGCAGCGAGTATTGATATGAGCGAACACAAAGAACAAGAAGGCTTCCTGATTAGCGTCTTGGGCGCTGGTCGAGTTGCCTGGTTTGCAGATGCTGAGCAGGCGGAGGAATGGGCTACCGCTAATCATTTCGGTAATTGGCTGCTCAATGAATACAGCATCCCTATAAAGCCTTTGTTCACTCCTGAGCAGCTCCAATATGCCCGGGAAAAGGGCGATGAGCTGGCCAAGTTTTTTGAAGAGCATGCAGGAAAATAAATTATGGCCCAGAAAAAATACTGCCAAGGCTGCAGCCTGACAGGCCATTGGAAAGGCTATGACTGCGGCAATGAAGCCAAATTTACAGCCGGTGGCAAGGATTATTGCGGCCAGCATTTCTCGATAGCTACGTATAACCCCGAGCGTTTTGAGGCAGCAAGGAAGTGGAAATACGACAGGAATCGCGCCCGTTTATCGATTGTGAAATGAGTAGTTGATATTGAGCTTAGATGCGACCCGATGGGCTTGGCTCCAAACTGGAATTAAATCCAGTGACAAACTTGTGCTGCTTTCCATGGCTGATAGAGCTGATGAGGCGCATATGTGCTGGCCAGCGGTAGATCGTATAGCAGCGGATACCTGCTTGAACAAAGAGACGGTAATAGCAGCCGTGGAAAGGTTGATTGAAATGGGGTTGCTGGAGCGGAAAAAACGGTGGGGACAATCACCTATTTACCGTCTGATTGGTGTTGCGGATAGACACAGTATTCCGGAAAACCAGAATTCCGGAAATGCAGAATTACGAGAAATCGGAATAGTGGAATGCAGTAATCCGGAAATACAGAATTCTGGAAAAGCGGAAAACAAGGAGGCTTCAGTATTCCGGAAATCCGGAACGACAGTATTCCGGAAATCCGGAAAGGAATCTACCAATGAATCTACCAAAGAAATAATTAATACCTTGTTCGACGAGTTTTGGTCCTTTTGGCCCAAGAGGGATGCCAAGGCGGATGCCAGCAAGGCTTTTGGGAAGCTGAAACCAACCCAAGACCTTGTTAACAAAATTCGTATCAACGTCGAGGCAAGGCTGAGATCCGGAGATTGGTCTGACCGGAAATATATTCCCTTGCCGGCAAGTTATCTTAATGGCCGACGGTGGGAGGACGAGTTACCGCCGAACAATGCTGGACCGCCGCCATCTTCCGGAAGCAATGGTAAACGCAAACCCCTAATCGCCTGAGACCGAACATGATCGAACACAGCTACGAAGCCGGAATACTCGTCAGATTGCTGACCGACCCTAGCGCTATTCCGCAGTGCGATCTGACGCCAGCAGAGTTTGATAACCGGCAGTATCGGGAGGTCTACGAAGCCATCGAAGCTTTGAGCAACCGCGGTGATGCTGTGGACTGGCTGAGTGCCGCGAGTTACATCTCGGAACAGGGCGGACCTGATTACCACGGTGTTCTCGCAGCGTTGCTCAAGGACACGCCCAGCACCACCCAGCTGCCGATGTACGTCAACGCAGTCCGCAAGGCGAACGAGATGCGCAAGGCTGCGCAAATCGGCTCCAGGCTGGTTCAGAACGCCGCTGGCGATGGCTCGGTCGATGAGGCTATTCGCGAACTTTTAGCCTTGTCGATGCCAACGCGAAAATTTGATTACAACTGCAATGATGCCATGAAACTGGCAATCGATGAAATCAACGCGGCAATGGATGGGCACCGCCCCGGACTGACAACCGGTCTGCTGGATTTGGACACCATGCTAGGCGGATTGCATGGCGGCGATTTGATCATCATTGGCGCTCGTCCAGCGATGGGGAAAACCGCTCTGATGCTGAATATGTCCGCCGCTGCATTGATGGCCGGAGATGCTGTCGGCGTGTTTTCTGGTGAACAGGGTGTTGGTCAAATCTGCCAACGATTGCTCTGCATTCAGGGCCGTGTGCCGATTATGCGTATGCGAAATGGCGGGCTGATTGACGAGGATATGAACAAGGTTTCATTGGCGTTTAACCAATTCAAGGGCAAGGGATTATATATTTTTGACAAACCCGCACCAACGCTTTCAGACATTGTTCGCCGCTCACGCTTCTGGCATTACAACTACGGCATCAAAGCGATCTACATCGATTATCTGCAACGCATCAAAGTCGATAAGCGTGCACCACGTCATGAGGCCATTGGTGAGATTGCAGCTGGCCTGAAAGAGCTTGCACGCGAACTTAATGTCCCGGTAGTCACATTGGCCCAAGTAAATCGCGAAGTCGATAAGCGCACCAATCAACGTCCGTTTATGGGCGACCTAAAAGATTCTGGAACGATTGAGCAAGAGGCCGATCAAGTTTTCATGTTGTATCGGGATGAGGTTTATCACGAAGACAGTAAAGAAAAAGGTAAGGCAGAAATTAATATCGAGAAGAACCGTCACGGGGCAACTGGCCGAGTGGATGTGATCTGGCGCGGTGAATATCTCCGTTTCGAAAATCATCTGAGGGCCGTCTCATGACCGCTAAATACTTCGTAGTCCTAGATCAAATCAATGGGAGTCTTTATGTGAGACCTTCCGAATGTGTCACCAGTGAAAACACATCGGCTTATGCAGCAAATCTAAAAACATCTCAGATTGTATTGGCTCAAGCTGATACCTCTGAAGAGGCTAATCGTTATTTGAAGCTGCTTAGAAACGAGAGGGCGGCATGAAAAACCAACTGACGTTCACCCACAAGGGCTGGTTCTGCGGAATCGTACCCGTATATCTAAACATGAACGATCAAGAGTGCCCGTTGATTATCGAACGTCATTGGATATTCGGTCCTTTGTTCGTCATGACTGAATGGGTATTTGGATTCTGCATTCTCATCAGAACCTTCGTCGATAAGGAATACGACCCCATGTTCCCGATAAAAATTACAGGTGAGCTATGAACACCTACGACACCGAAGTAAACGACAACGCCAACCTCTGCCTATTTTGTGTTGTTGCATGTCTTGGCTATTTCCTGTGGTTTTGGTTTGCGGAGGGGAGGGTATGAGTGAGGTTGAGTCAATCCGTGCTGCCCACAAACTTGGACCGCGCAAGTATGCAATTACAAAGGATTGGGTTGAGCATGCAATGCGGGTATACCACAACGAAGTTGGAGTACTGTTAGCGTGCATTGATGATCTTGAATGCAACAATGAAATCCTTGCCGAACAGCTCAAGAAGCGCGACGGATTTTGGCTGGCACCGAATGAGCCGGATAAAGAAATGTTGGCGTCTGTTGATGATCAAAGTGAGGATAAATATCTCGCTCGTGGCAGGGCAATAATTTCCTATCAAGCCATGCGCTCGAATTGGCTGGAGAGGCAGAAATGATTAGCCCCTGCGCCTGTATGGGTCCAAGAGGCAACGATCCGCACTGTCCTTGCAAGATGTATGCATTGGGGCTTGAGCCAACGCCGGTTAAGCCTATGACCGAGGAAGAGCGGGAAGAGATGAAAGCGGCCTTCCAGAAAATTGCAGATGCTGAGCAGGCGGAGAAATTCAAATTCAACAAATTCGGACTTTTTGATAATGCCAATTAAACCGGAAAATAAAGCACGCTATCCAAAAAACTGGAAATCTATTCGTGCTCAGATCTTGGAAAGGGCAAATCATTGCTGTGAGGGGTCGCCTGATTTCCCTGATTGTCGCGTGCCGAATTATTCTATGCATATAGAAACAGGCTCTAAAGTGGTGCTGACAATTGCGCATTTGGATCATACGCCAGAGAACTGCGCGCATGAGAATTTGAAGGCGTTGTGCCAACGATGCCATCTTAATTATGACAAGCAACATCATGCACAAAATTCAGCAAAAACGCGTCGTAATCGCTCTCCACAAGTGGATATGGTTGATCAATTATGACAGCCCAATATTGGAAAGCCCAAACCCGCGAACAGCTACAACAGTGCTTTAGGTTCCTGGCTCAATCTATGCCGGAGAAGGGGTGGAGGATTACGTTCGAAGAGTGGCGCGATAAGCGCAGTCTGAACGCCTCCAATCTTTATTGGCAGTGGCTGACATTGATGGCCGAGCATTTCAGCCGCGGTGGCAAGAAATTCACCAAGGACGATATGCACGATCTTATGCGCCATCAATTTCTCGGGTATGAGGACAAGATTGTTGGTAATACAAAAATCAGCCAGCAGCTTGCATCAACAGCCAATCTTGATACAGGCCAGATGTACCACTATATGACCAAGATCGACGCATGGGCGGCCGATCACGGCTGCTTACTTCCGCATCCGGCTGATGCCGAATATGCGCAATATCGGGAGGCTGCGGCAGCGTGAAAAAAGAACCCATAGCCGTAATTGAGAAGCGGCCACACAAAGATGTAATTGAGTTTTTAGAACAAGTTCTTGCAGATGCAAAGAATGGCGAGGTGATTGCAGCTGTGATTATTTGCGGTCATAGCGATGGATGCGTTAGTTCCAGCTGGGCCGGGATTAAGAATTGTGCAACGCGATTAGTGGGCAAGCTGTTTACGACCGCCACCGATATCGCCAATCAAATTAATGCGAAATAATCATGCGTACTTGCAGGGGTTGCAAAACAAAATACGAACCTGTACGGCCATTGCAGACTACCTGCTCGGTTCCTTGTGCCCTAACGCTTGTCAGGACGAAGCAGGATAAGATGCAGCGCAAAATAAACCGTGAGGCCAAGCAAAGGCTCAAGACGAGATCGCAATGGCTCAGAGAGGCGCAGGCAGCCTTTAATGCGTTTGTCCGTTATCGAGATACTGATCTGCCTTGCATTTCTTGCGGCGACTTCACACCTATGACACGAGGCGGAGATTACGATTGTGGGCATTATCGCTCTATCGGGGCAAATCCGGAATTACGATTTCATGAACTCAACGCGAACAAACAGTGTAAGCGGTGTAACTCACACCTATCCGGCAACATCGCCAACTACAGAATTGGACTTTTGCTCAAATATGGATCCGAAGTCGTTGCCGAAATCGAAGGTCCGCACGAAGTTAAAAAGTATTCCATCGAGGATTTGAAAGCGATCAAGGCTGATTACAAAGCACGTCTTAAACCTTTGAGCCGGAGAATCGTATGAGCAGATTAACCCGAGACGATTACATTGAAATGCGGCGGTGCAATGAGAGGCCAGGGGTGTCACTCTCAATCAAAGCCTTGGAGCAAATGGAACTGGACAGGCAGAAGGAGGAGTATTTTGCGAGGGGCGGGAGGATTTGCGGCGTTCCAGTGGGTACAAGCGCCTTTGTTTTCAGTGAGCCGCTGAGAATAAGCAATGCCGAGCCAGTCCCAAAAGATACGATGGGAATCAAAGAGGCGGCGAAGTATTGCGGTGTTTCTCGGCGTTGCATTGGAAATCATATTGTTAGGGGAAGCGGACCCGTATTCACCATGGCCAATAAGGCGAGACGCTTCACAAAGGCCGATCTTGATGCCTGGATGGCTTCGAGAAGGAAGATCGCCTAATGGAGTTGCGCGATGTAGATCGGCTGTTAGAGCAGTGGGTTTTATGGTCAGCCAATCCATTAGGTCGGCTGGATGCGTCAAAATCACGATGGCAAAGCGAAGTAAGGGATGAATACCCGGAAATTGGCAAACATGCCGAGTATGCGATGGCCGATGACCAGACCATGCTGGCTGTCGATCAGGCTCTGGCTGGGTTAAAACGCGAAGAAACCTATGCCTATGTCGTTCTGATCGACACCTATCGCAACCATAAATTCTACCGGCCAGACAGCTTGGAGTTCGCCCAAAAAGCCTTTATGAATCGGTATGTTGAAAGTATTGACAGTGCCGCGTGAAGGCAATAATCTTTAACACGAGGGCGCCGCTCGCTCTCAAAAAAGTGAATTCATTAAGCCTCGCCTAAGCAGCGGGGCTTTTTTATTGCCCCGATTTCTCGCTCGTAGTCCATTACCCCGCTCCGGCGGGGATTTTTTTAAGGATAAAGCATTGGCTAGCCCACTCGATCCAGACGCATCTGGGGTGATCGGCTGGGCGCTCTCTGGGATTGCGACGATATTGGGCGGGATTATCCATTTTCTCTACAAACGACTGCGAAAGCTGAATGAGATTGAGACCGGGCAAATTGTCGAAGCTGGGTTGCAGGAGTTTGAAAATACCCGAGTCATGCCTATTTTGAATCGGCTCGAGGGGCGAATCAGCAATGTTGAAAAACTGGAAGCCAGTTTAGGCGCCATCAAAGCTAACGTCGAAAGCCTGCATGACAACGTAGAAAAGAATGCCATTGAAGCCAGTAAGCAATTGACTGGCGCAATGAATCGTATCTCTGAGCAGCGCAGAGAGGATAAGGAAATACAGCTCGAACGATTCGACAGCCTTAAAGAATTGATCGAGGCGAAAATTAAATAGTGGGCATGATCCAGCGCCAGCCCCCCATTTTTAGGCCGTCTTATTCGGCTGGTGGTGGTGGCGGCAACGTTTACACATTCCCTTTGCCTGCCGGCCGCGCAATGCCGGCTGCAAACTTAACGCTGCGTCTCATTTATCCTCGTCCCGATAGTGAGGCGGTTGCTGGGGCTTTTGCTCGGCATAAGCTGCAGCCTGCTGGTGTGCCAATGCGCTTCCCAATCGGCGTTATGGGCGGCAGACCACCATTCCGATACACAATATCCAGCGACATGCCGGGCATTTCAATCGGCCAAGATATGCCGCGTGATTGGTATGCCAATACATTGCAAAATTATGGCATGGTTATGTGTGATGCGCCCGCAATCGGGACTTATACAATCACCGCCACTATTACCGATCAGGACTCTAATTCTGTATCAACTACAGTATCCATATCGGTGGTTGATAAAGACGACACCACTAAATTCATGTGGTTTGCGGCAACCTCTGGAAATGATTCTACAGGCACTGGCAGCTATTCAAATCCCTATAAAACGGATTTGCGCAAAGCATTCGGTAGCGCATCAACTGTAACGACAATAATCGGCCATGTAATATTTAAGGAGAGCGGCACTTATACGCTCACAGGGCATACTAATCAGTCAAATGGCAATGTCATGCTGAATAACACCAAATGCCCTGTGGTGATGTATTCGTTGCCAACCTCGGGGGCTGTAGCCGGCAGCGCAACGATAGATTTTGCTGCCGGGAATTTTGTATCCATCTCCGGTGGAAATATTGCGGATGGTTTTATTAATGAACTTACTTTTACTGGTGTAACAGCCGGTAAAGCTGACATGCAGTATTTCATGATTCCAGATGGCCAAGATCGCATAACTGCATGCAATCTCAGTTATACAAATATAGGTGTTGGCACGGCAGGCACAGATAATGCCACGCCGTTTTTCTTTTCGAATGACGCCTCCAGCTCAGATGGCACTTATAACCATTATGTATTTTTCCGAAATATCCTTGAGGATGGCCGTCCGTCAAGCTCGAACAGCTACGGCATTGTTTCGGCTTATGGGTTGAAATATGCCCTTTTTGAGGGTTGCCGCATGATTAATTCTAATGCGGCTGAAGAGCTATATCTTAAGGATTCCTGCCAACAAATTACCGTGCGTTATTGCAAATCACAGAATGGTTTTGCTGTCGGGGCACAGAATCAAAATGGTGGAACAACTGGCGAAATAGAATATGTGCATTGTGCTGGCGGGGACGCTTTGGGCGGGAAGGCATTAGATTTAGCTGCAGCAGGCGCATCTGGCACACAAGGTAATACCTATATTTCGCGCTGCTCTTTTTATGGACAGGTTGCAGTCAATTCATTTTCTACGGCGACTGGAACGTATGCTTGCGATTCCACAATTATACGCTCCTCTGCCTCACCGGCTTTCAGCGATGGCGGCAAATCCAGCTCTAATACAAATGCAGAGCTACAAGGCTCCAGCGCTTATATAGATACCGCCTGGGCTCTCCAGGTGGCGTACTTGGCCACTTATCCGTATACACGTGGTGCGGAGATTAGTGACCAATGAGCCGTGTATTTACAAACACAACAGGCCAGCGCCTTACCTATACGGGCTCAATGGGGATTACTGCGCGCCCACTCACTCTTTTGGCTTGGATAAAATTCACTTCCATAGCTGGCACGAAAATGCTGGCCTACAACAATGTCTCTGGATCTTACATAGATCTTGAGCTGCAAAGTACAAAATTTTATACAGAAATGCAGCAAGCCTCTGGTGGCAATGCGTCAACCACGGGATCGCCATCGACAGCCACATGGTATCCCGTAATTATGATTTATGACGGGTCAGGGAATGTAAATATTTATGCTCTTGGCGAGTCCGTGACCGGTGGCTTCGCTGGGACTTTTAATGCGGAAAGTTCGCCAAATTTCTGTATCGGCGGTGATTCGCGCCAAGGTGCTATATCCGATATTGATGGAAAGATTGCGCATGTCGCGATGTGGTCGAGCGCGCTCAGTAGTGGTGACCGCACCTCCCTGATTGCAGGCGCAACCCCATCAACAATTTCATCGGGCACTCTTACGGCTTATTGGCCGCTTACCGATACAAGTCTTGTCGATACAGTCAGTGGGAAGACGCTCAGCATAACCGGAACCGTAAATAGCGATTCTGCTGATAATCCCACCGTAGGCGCCGCCGGAATAATTATTTCACAGCTTGAACGCAATACCCGCGGAGAATTTCGTGGTCAGTATTGAGGATGAATTATGTATCTCTTAGCCAAATATAATACGCAGACCACATTTACTTTTCCCGTGGTCAAGCGTGCGGTAGTAGACTTGGCTGTCTCTGCCGATTGGACGCCAGCAACGGGAGATACAAAGGTTTCGAAAGATGGCGGCAACGTCGCGAACACAACGAACAACCCTGCTGCCGTAGGCGGTACAGGTTCTGCGCTCTGGTCAATCACTCTGACCGCTACGGAATTATCGGCAGCCGAAGTCGTTGTGCAAATTGTGGATTCAGCAACCAAAGCGATTGAAGACCAAGTTATCCGGATTTACACCTACGGCAATGCCTCGGCTAAATTTGTTTCCGATTACAGCGTTGCTGCTATGGGCGCTGTTATGCCCACTACCGCTGGCAGAACGCTGGATATTACGACCACAGGCGAAGCGGGCCTTGATTTCGCGAATGTGAATTTACCGGCTGGCGCTATTCCTGCACTCGGTATTGTTGACAACGGCACAGCCCAATCCGCCACCGGTACAACATTGGTGCTTCGCTCTGCCGCGGCTTTTGCTGACAGTGAGTTGATTGGCGCCACAGTTATTATTACAGGTGGAACCACGGGCGTTGGTCAGTCGCGCGTAATCACCGCTAATGTCGGTTCTACCGATACCGTAACTGTCGATACGTGGACCACAACTCCTACCGGTACTATCACCTACGTCGTTTATGGTGGCTCTCCAGCTTCTACAACTTTGGTACCCAATGTTAACGTCACGGGCATCAATGTTGCGACCAATGCGGTATTGAGTGCAGGCGTAACAATCACCAATGGAACAACTAACGGTGATGGCATCTCGGTCACGGGCAATGGCACGGGCGCTGGTATTAAAGCTGTTGGTGGAGCAACGGGTAACGGCATCAAAGCCACGGGCGGATCAACAAGTGGTGATGCAATCATCACCTCAGCAACCAGTGGTCACGGCATCACTGCAGCTGGTGGCGGGACGACCAAGCACGGCATTAACGCTGTTGGGGGAGCCACAACCAGTGCGGGTATCTCGGCCACCGGTGGGTCTACAAGTGGCGATGGCATTCTGATTTCTGCAACCTCGGGTCATGGGATTAACACGGCTGGCGGCGGCACAACGAAACACGGTATCAATGCGGCTGGTGGCGCAACTACCTCTCACGGCATCAATGCGGTCGGTGGTGGTACGGGCAACGGTGCGCAATTCACCTCTGGCTCTGGTGCAACCGGCCAGGGCATGAACATTACGTCGGCCGCCACTAACGGTTCCGCTCTGGCGCTCACTGCCGCTGGTAGCGGAAGCGGTCTCAGTGCGGCTGGCGGAGCTTCTGGTATTGGCATTCGTGCTGCTGCAGGTGCTACCGGAACAGCAGGTCTGGCCGTCGTAGGGGGCGCCACCGCAGGTGCCGGCATCACGGTTACTACAACGGTGGGCGATGCCATTCAAGCAATTGCGACTGCTGGCCATGGCCTCGTATTGACAGCCAACGGCACCAGCAAGCATGGCCTTGTCGCAACAGGTGGAACGGCTGGCACCAGCGATGGCATTAAAGCAGTTGCTGGCACCGGCGGTATCGATATCCGCGGTGATATTACCGCCAATGCTATGGTCGAGAGTTATCCGGCCGATGGTTCCGCACCAACGATTGCTCAGGCATTAATGCTCACCATGCAGAGTGTCGGTGAGGTTTCTGTCTCCGGCACAATATTGACTGTTAAAAAGCTCGATGGCAGTACTACTGCGGCTACGTACACTCTCGATAGCTCCTCGGCGCCGACTAGCAGAACGAGAGCCAGTTAATGACCGTTGCCAATCTGGTAACCCGAGGGATCGGGCCTGGATCAACAATAGGCGATCTCGTTACTGCCGGCTTTGCTTCCGGGACGCCAGCTACTACTTATCAGTGCGGCGTTTACTATTTCCCCGGCTGGTCAACGCCAGGTGGTGGCCCTTATGCCTCCGATCCATGGTCGGTAATACCCAATGATCGCATCCCTTTATCGCTCGGGGCATACGACGAAACGCAACAAACCGTTTGTGATACCCAGCTTTCATGGATGAAGCAATACGGCGTCACTTTCGTTGCAATCGATTGGTTCATGCAATGGTCTGGCTCGACATTACAACCGTACCTCAACCATTTTATCGAGCTATATAAGACATCGGCAGTTTCAAAACCTAAATTCTGTATTCAATTCGCCAATCAGACGAATGCAGGCGGACTGAGTTCATCGACTGATCATTCGCTGTATGAGTATTGGAGCGCGAATTATTTTGGCGATTCGAATTATCTAACGGTTGGCGGCAAGAAGGTTGTTATTGTCAATTCGGGTCCAAGCCTCAGAGATCGTTATGCAAGCCATGCTGCGGTAAAGACTTTCCTTGATGCGGCCGATGCGTATGTTGCAGGACAGGGCCAAGGTGGCATTTATTGGATGGATGGACAGGCCGATTCTTCTAGTGCGTGGATAGATGTCAGTGACCCCGCCCACGGGTGGGATGGCGTAACAGGTTCAAACATTTATACAACGACACGCCAAAACTCTCTGGGAACAGGCAATAACGCTGCAGGCCCGTCGCCCACAACCTATGCAGATCTCGATAACGCCGTATTTTCAGGCGAAGTAGGAACCGGCAGTGCTATATACCGCGGCTTCTGCAATGGCTGGATGGGCGATCCAGATATTGATGTTTTCTGGCCCCCGCTTACGGCAGGCTTTGATCCAACGCCTTGGACGCCATCAACACTGCTCCATGGCATGCCCACCAGTACTGAGTGGGGCAATCATTTAACCACAGCTAAAACACTATTGGATGCCAACGCTACCCAAACTCAATCGACCTTTATGATTGAGGCATGGAATGAATTCGGCGAGGGGTCGATCCTTTGCCCAACGGCGGGGAATGGTGGCTTTACACGCCTTCGTTTGCTTAATACGACGTTTGATCTACCAACCTTACTTGCATTCAGTATTCAGCCCGAAGCCATCTCAATAGGCTCTACAACTGCCGTCATTCGGTTCTATCCAGCCGGCGGAGAACCTATTACCTATCGGCTGGTTGTTGTAGGCAATGGCGATACAGCCCCTACAGCTACTGAGATATTGGCAGGGCAGGCTTCAGGCGGCGGTCCCCCGATATTTGCCAGTGCCTCACAAACTGGAAACATGGGTGATGCAACCCTCATTGTTATTTCAGGGCTCACCGCCTCAACCGCTTATGATATTTATGCGGCTATTGATGATGCAGATAGCTCACCAGTACGTAGCAGCAAAGTCGATATTCTGACAACCGCCGCACCCGCTGCAGGCAGTTCTTTTATTCATGACCCCACAGGCAATATCTGTAGGGATGTAGTTCGGTCGGTTGTTCGTTAATTGATCAAAACCCAGAAAGTCAAATAGTTGACGGTTCAAATAGATAGGAATTGATACAAAATGGCTGGCGCACCTATTGGTAATAAGAATGCTACCAAGAATAAGCCATGGATTAATGCCCTCAATCGCGCCATTGCACAACGTGATGCTGATGATCTTAGGAAGATCGCTGATAAGCTGATTAGCCTCGCAATGGAAGGCGATCTCAATGCGATTAAAGAGCTTGGGGATCGATTAGACGGCAAGGCCACTCAGGGGATTGATGCTGATATCAATATCGTTGGGAATCTTGCGGTTCTCATTGAGGCTGCACGCAAGCGGATAGAGAATGCAGTCAGCTAGCGATATTGAGTTAGATCTGGTTGATGAGATAGCACGCTGTACCTACGATCCTCTTCGCTTTGTCCTATTCGCATTCCCATGGGGCTCCGGCGAATTAAAGGATAAGCATCCTGAAGATTGGCAAATCCAAATCCTCACGGATATTAAAAATGGATTGCCGGTAAGTCAGGCGATACAGGAAGCGGTGGCCAGTGGTCATGGTATCGGTAAATCGGCCCTGGTCTCATGGATTATCCTCTGGTCTGTCTCAACCTTCGAAGATACGAAGGGTGTAGTAACAGCCAACACCGAGACACAGCTTAAAACCAAAACATGGGCTGAATTGGCCAAATGGCATCGGCTCTGTATTTGTAAGCATTGGTTTGAACTGACAGCCACAGCGTTGTACTCGAAAGATCCGGCACATGAAAAGACCTGGCGGATCGATATGATCCCCTGGTCAGAACGCAATACCGAAGCCTTTGCAGGTCTCCATAATCAGGGCAAGCGGATTGTCATTATCATGGACGAAGCCTCAGCGATTCCCGATATCATCTGGGAGGTCACTGAAGGAGCATTGACCGATGAAAACACCCAAATCATCTGGTGTGCATTCGGCAACCCTACACGGAATACGGGAAGGTTTAGAGAATGTTTCGGACGGTTTAAACACCGCTGGACCAATAAGCAAATTGATTCCCGCACTGTCACCCTGACCAATAAAGAACAGATTGCCCAGTGGGTGCAGGATTACGGTGAGGATTCTGATTTTGTCAGGGTTCGCGTCAGAGGCGTATTTCCGCGTGCCGGATCAATGCAATTTATCTCCGGTGATCTGGTTGAAGAGGCGGCCCACCGAGAAATAAAACGCCAAGACTTTGACCCCATGGTAATGGGTGTGGATGTCGCACGTTTCGGTGATGATCAATCGGTTTTATGGTTTCGCCGCGGTAGAGATGCGAAGACCATTCCCCCCATCAAATTACGCAATGTCGATACAATGACCTTGGCATCAAAAATTGTCGAGGCAAGGAAGTATTACCATGTCGAAGCGGTCTTTGTGGATGGAACTGGCGTTGGTGGCGGTGTTGTTGATCGGCTTAATCAGCTGGGCGTTCCCGTAATTGAGGTTCAGTTCGGTGCAAAGCCTGATCGCTCAATGCCAGGCCATGACGATGTTGCCTACGCCAATAAACGGGCTGAGATGTGGGGCTTTATGCGCACATGGCTCAAGGGCGGAGCTATTCCGAATGATCCTGAGCTTACCGCCGATCTAACAGGCGTTGAATACGGTTATGCAATCAAGGATGGCCGGGACGCTATTTTGCTGGAAAAGAAAGCTGATATGAAAAAGCGTGGATTGTCATCGCCTGACTTGGCAGATGCCCTGGCCCTAACCTTCGCTTATCACGTCGAATATTCAGGCGATATCGAATTTGATGACCCTTTGGCTAACGATGCGGGCAGGAGTGGAATAGGTGGGTATTGATGCCTGAAGCAGCAGTAATGCCCCCGCAGGGGCCCACAGCGGACCTGCAATACATCGGCGATCAACAGCCTACCTATGGCGCAGCAAAAGCCAAACTGCTCAAGATGGCTGGAGAGACCAATCTTGCCGATAACATGGAAGAGGACAAGCTCAAAAAGCTTGGCAATGAGGTTGTCGATGATTATGAGATTGACGAGGAATCACGCAAGGAATGGCTGGCAAAGCATAAGGACGCGATTAAGTTAGCCAACCAGCTGAGGGAGGAGAAAACCTTTCCTTGGCCGGGCGCAGCGAATATCAAGCTGCCATTGATTGCTGATGCTTCGATTAAGTTTGCTGCCCGTGCTTATTCAGAGATCATCAAGGACGATAAAGTCGTTAAGGGCGAGATTATTGGACCCGATCCTGATGGGCAGAAGGAACTGAAGGCAAAACGTGTCGGCTCCTATATGAGCTGGCAGCTGTTAAAGCGCATGAAGGAGTGGGAGGGTGATACCGATAAGCTCCTGCATGTCCTGCCGGTCGTCGGACACCTATTCCGCAAGGTCTATTACGATCCCAGACTGAAGCGCAATAAGTCCGAAATGCGCATGCCGGATAAAGTCTGTATCAACAATACGGCTTCGAGCATTGAATCGGCTAGACGCATTACCGATATCCTCGAAAACACGCATAAGAATACAGTTATCAGCAATCAACGTTCCGGCGTATGGCGAGATGTTAATCTCAATCAGATAAGCCCCGATCAGGTATCCACGGAACCGGAGACCGAAAAGTACTATACGTTTCTGGAGCAGCATTGCTGGCGCGACCTGGATGATGATGGGTACGAAGAGCCCTACATTGTCACGGTTGAGAAATCCTCGCGCACAGTGATGCGGATTGTCGCTAATTACGAAGCCGAGGACATTACCGAGAATCAGAAGGGCGAGATTCAGAATATTGAGCCTTGCCAGTATTTCGCCAGCTACCCGTTTATTCCGAGCTTTGATGGAGGCTTCTACGCAACCGGCTTTGGATTATTGCTGGCTCCCCTTAATGAGACGGCGAATACTCTATTTAACCAGCTACTTGATGCCGGCACCATGTCCATTGTCGGCGGTGGCTTCCTCTCCAAGGAGATCAAGGTTAAATCAGGGGTATATCGCTTCTCGCCAAATGAGTGGAAGAAGACTGAGGCTACGGCAGAGAATTTAAGCAAGGGTATTTATCCAAACCCAGCAAAAGAGCCCAGCGCCACACTATTCCAGCTGCTCGGCATGGTCATCGAGATGGCCAAAGACCTCGCCAGTGTGAAGGATGTACTGGCTGGTGATGCTCCTGGGATGAACACACCCGCTACAACCGTGGTTGCTCTGATTGAACAGGGCATGAAGACCTTCAATGCAATCTATAAACGCATTTATCGGTCGATGGCCAGTGAGTTTCAGATTCTCTACAAGCTGAATTATAAATACATGGACGAGGAGGAATATTTCAAAGTCTTGGATGAGGATGCCCGTGTATTCCGGGAAGATTTCAATGGCAAGGACTGCGATATTCTCCCGGTGGCCGATCCGAATATGTCGTCTGATATGCAGAGGATGGCCAAGATACAGGCTATGCAGGCAATGATTGGATTGCCCGGCGTGAATTCTAAGCCGATTCTTACGTATGCCCTCGAATCGTTGCATGTCACTGAGAAACAAATCGCTGAAATCCTGCCAGAGCAGGACCCGAACGGTAATCCTGAGGCTCAGAAACTTCTGCATGATGCCGAGATGAAAATGGCCGACGTGCAGAACAAAGAGCGTGAGCTTGATCTCAAAGAGCGCGAGTTTGAGCTGAAGCAAAAAATGGCTGAATACGACGCCGTGCTTAAGTTTGCTCAGGCCGAGAAAGCCGCGGCAGATGCGAATGCAACGACGTTAGGCGCGCAAACAAACGCCATTGTGGCGCACGTTGATAGCCTGCATCAAGGCGTAGTGGCCGACATGGAGCATGAGCGCGCCATGGCTCAAATGGATCATGAAAAAGAATTAGCAGATAAAGCTGCTGCACAAGCCCAACAACAGGAGCCCGCAGAATGAAAAAGCCAGCCCCAAAACCCATGATGAAGCCCAGCGAAATGCCGAAAGTCGGTAAAGGAAAGCCCAAAAAGGGTGGAAAGAATTGTTAAAAGTCAATACCAGTTGTAAAATGTAACCAATAAGCAAAGGCTTATAGATTGCCGCTCGCGAGAGCCGCTAAGGAAAACCATGATCAAACCGCAAGAATGGGCCGATTGGCTCCATCATCCGGTCACAGAGACCGTCTTAAAGCATTTGAACGAACGCAAAGACTCGCTGATTAGCGAACTCATTAATATCGATATCGCAAGTCATACCGTAGAAAGCTACGGCGTCAAAGCATTGGCCCTTCGCTATCAAATCGATGGCTTGGGCGAATTTCTGGATACAGAAAGCCTAAGAGAAAGTATTGAGGTGACTCATGAGAATTGAGCCGGCAGGGCATCGCGTGATTGTTAAACCTGATCCGCTGGAAGAAGTCAGCGCAGGTGGGATTGTATTGGCTCATGGTGAGGATAAAAAGCGTAAGGAGCAGGCACAACATACCGGTGTATTGATGGCCATTGGCCCCAATGCGTGGAAAGCCTATGACGATGGTATTCCCTGGGCGCAATTGGGTGAGCGCGTTTACTTCGCCAAATACGGAGGGTTTCTCATTGAGGAAGACGGTGTTCAATACCGACTTCTGAACGATGAGGATATCACCGCAATTATTCGCGAGGAGGCCGCATGAGTACTGAAGCACTGGCCGCAGTCGCAGAAGAGCTCCCTGAATCGTTGGCTGAGTTTATCGAAGAGCCAGCAGTGGAGGTTGTCGAGGAAAAGCCGCCTGAGAAGGCCGCTGATCCCATGGTGGAGAAAGCCGCTAAATCGGGCTGGACTGATAAAGAAACCTGGGTAAGTTCCGGGAAGGATGAAGACGAGTGGGTTGATGCGGCTGAATTTGTTCGCCGTAAACCGTTGTTCGACAAAATCCATTCGTTAGGCAAGGCACTCAAGGATAAAGACGAAAAGATCGAGGCCGTTTCCAAGTATGCCAAGAAGGCCGCAGAAACAGCGCGCAATAAGGTCATTCAGGAGTTTGAAGAGCAACGTCGTAAGGCAGTTGAAGTCGGTGATGTTGAAGCCTTTGAACAGGCTGATAAGCAATTACAGGAGGTCAGGAAGGAAGACCTACCCGAAGCCAAGCCCGCAGAGCCGCAAATTCCTACTGAAGTGCAGGAGTTTGCAAAAAAACACGAAAAATGGTTCGACAAAGACGAGGATATGACGGATTACGCAATTGCCAGGGCTAAGAAATATCTTGCCCAGGACATGACATTTAAAGATGCATTGCCGAAGGTTGAAGAAGATGTAAAGCGGGCCTTCGCACACAAATTTGTCAATCCCAACAAAGAAAAGCCCTCGCCGGTATCCAGCAATAACCCTGAATCGCGGGCCAAGTCATCCTATTCCTATGCGGATTTGGATGAGGGCCATAAACAAGTATGGTCTGTGCTCAAAAAGAGCATGTCCTTTGATGAATTTATTGCAGGTTTGAAAGAACAAGGTGAATTGAAATGAGCCAGAACATGCAAAGCAATCGCCCGAATCGCAGTGAATCGGCTCACCCCAAACGCGTTCCCATTCATCAACGTAACATCCTGACAACGGATCAGCGAGACGGTTATGTCCGCCGCTGGGTTAACGATGTTGATGGCCGGCTCGATATGTTTACTGAGGCCGGTTACGAAAAAGTCATAAAACCGACAAAGGTCGGAGATCCCATGGCCGGTGCGGCCAGTCAAGTAGATAGCGTGGTGCGCAAGCCCGTAGGTGGTGGCGTCACAGCCGTCCTGATGGAGATTCCCGTTGAATTTTACGAGGAAGACCAACGCTCAAAGGAGCGGGTAATTCGGGACAAAGAAAAGTCGCTTCTTTCAGAGGCTCCCCAAGGACTGACCGGTGCTGGAATCAAAATTCAGCGGCCGGAGGTCATTACTGAATAATCCGAGGAACTCAATATGGCTAACGTAAGCCGAGTTTGCGGAGCGCGCCCGGTCAAACATCTCAGCGGGTCTCCGTATAATGGTCAATGCAATCTTTACTATTGCCCATCCACTGATGGCACGGCAATTTTCATCGGTGATTTTGTGAAATCCGGTGGTACTACGGATGCCAATGGCGTACCCACTATTGCGCAAGCAGCGGCTGGTGATGCATTGCGTGGTGTGGTTGTAGGCATTGTGCCTGATACCGCCGATTCGACCATTTACCGAGTGGCTTCCACCGCTCGTTATATTCTGGTCGCTGACGATCCTGATCTGATTTTTGAGATTCAGGAAGATGCGGTCGGTGCTCCCACAGCCCTGGTGGATATCGGTGAAAATGCCGACATCACTGTAGCTGCTGGTAATACCGCGACAGGCACCAGTGGCATGCAACTGGACAGTTCAGACCACAAAACGGCAACCGCTCAATTGCGGATGTTGGGGTTTGTCCAATCACCCACAAACGAGCCTGGGGTCGCCAACGCTAAATTGTTGGTGCGTATCAACGAACACGAACTTGCCTCTACCACTGGCGTATAAGGAGCTGAATCATGGTCGGCATTGTCAATACTGGTTCAGTCCCGAAGGCCCTACAGGTTGGGGTCAATCGTTTTTGGGGTATGGGCTATCGCGAAAAAACCCCTCTGCAGCGCAATCAGATTTTCTACAACGAAACATCTGAGAAAGCTTATGAGGAAGATGTTCAACTCGTCGGAACCGGGAAATTCAGACAGAAGGCCGAAGGCGCTGCGGTTGAGTACGATACGATCCGTCAAGGATTTATCAAGCGGTACAACCAAGTTACTTGGGCCCTGGGTGTAATGTTTACCTATGAAATGCTGTCGGATAAACAGTACGACCTCGGTTTCAAGCAAGCAAAATACCTGGGTTATTCCGCCCGCCAGACCCAAGAAACAAACTCCGCCAATGTGCTTAACCGTGCTTTTAACACCAGCTATACCGGTGGTGATGCCAAGGCTTTGTGCGTGACAGACCATCCGAATATTTCCGGTGGAACGTGGAGCAATACCTTGGCAACGGCAGCGGATTTCAGCCATGCGGCACTGGAGCAGATTTTGATCCAGATTGGCCAGGCACAGGATGACCGCGGCAATATCATTGGTCTTCGGGGCGTAAAACTGATTGGCCCGGAAAACCTGAGATATGATTTCGCTCGCGTTCTGAAATCCACCCAGGAAAGCGGCACTCCGAACAACGATATCAATGCGATTCGTACGGAGGAAAATCTGCAGCCAATCATCAACAGTTATTTGACCGATACCGATGCATGGTTCGTTCTGACTGACCTGATGGAAGGCGATGGGCTGAAAGTCATTATTCGTGAACCGGCCTCTGCGCCGGTTCAAGAGAATGATTTCGATACCCGCAACCTGAAATTTGCATCGTTCTTCCGGGAAATTCCGGGCTGGACGGATGCTCGCCATGCGTGGGGTTCGGCTGGCGCATAAGTAGTCCATAGCAGTAGTACCTTTGAGGGGAGCAATCCCCTCTTTTTTCTCGCCGTGAGGCGTACTTCCAGCAGCTAAGGCTGTGTTTGCAAAAACACTTGGAGATTTACCATGTCCGCTTCAAAAGCAGCGAATTATCCCAATGGCTTCATGAACGGCTTGACCGTTCGTGGCCTTCCTATCGTTCAAACGCATCCGGGTCGCGTGATCTGGGTATCGAATGCCACCACTCTGCAAACCGGGGATATCGGTGGGTCCGACGGCAATAAAGGCACGTTTAGCCAGCCCTATGGCACGCTGAACTATGCTATTTCCCAATGCGTAGCCAATCGCGGCGATATTATCTTTATCAAGCCTGGGCATGTTGAGACGGTTTCCAGTGCCACCGCATTGAACTTCAACATTGCCGGTGTAGCCATTGTTGGTTTGGGCATGGGTGCCAATCGCCCGAAATTCACGCTCGATACGGCGAACACGGCGACTATTCCTGTCTCTGCAGCGAATATGAGCGTTCAGAACTGCCAGTTTGCCGCGAACTTCCTGTCGATTGCCGCCTGCTTCACTGTCGCGACTGCCCCCGAATTCACAGTTCACAACTGTTATTTCTACGATACCAGTTCCATTCTCAACTTCCTGAACATCGTGAAGACCACAGGCGCGGCCAACACCGCTGATGGCCTGACATTCAACGATAACGTCGTTGTTAATCTGGGTGTGACCTCGAACAACACGACCATTCTCACCGCCAACGATATCGATCGCTTGACCATGCTGCGCAATAACCTGAAATGGGCTGTGCAGAACAACGTGGCTATTGGTGTAATCGTGACTGCGGGTGTTTTGACGAATGCCGACATTGGCTACAACAAAGGCTACCGCCCGAATACCACAACCGCAGGCGGGTCATTCATTAACGTGGGTGGAACGACCTCCACCGGCTTCGTTTACAACAACTTCATCCAGACTCTGACCACTACTACTGACTTGCTGTTCACCACCACCGTGGGTCTCGCAGCATTTGAGAACCGGGTAACGGGTGTTGTTGGCGCAACGGGCTTTGTCATTCCGGCTGTCGACTCATAAGGAGAGGGCGCAAGCCCTCTTTCTTTCACTTTCTGGAGATGAGTCATGCGGCCGTCCAAAGTTACTGTTACCAGCTCGAATAGTCCTTATTTAATTCCCGTCGATTATCGCTCGCCAGCAACAACCGTTCAGGCGGATGCAGTCGGTACGATTAACTACACGGTGCAATATACGACCGACAACATTTATGAACTTACCACGCCCGCCACTACTGCTTTCTGGTCGGACGTTACCAATATGTCTGGCGCAACGACGGATCAGGCACAAGTAATCGATGCTTCCGTGAATTGCATCATGGTGACTGTAAATAGCGGAGCGGGTTCTGTAGTCGTACATATCAGTCAGGCTGACTCTATATGAGGAATTTCTACCGGCCTGGCGATTATTTGGTTATTTGTGATCGCTCTGGCCAAAAACGCCTACGTTCGGAATGCGTAAAACAGTGGGATGGTTTAATCGTTGCTCGCGAATATGCGGAAACACGTCATCCCCTCGATTTGCAGCGACCGGTTCCTGTTGAGCGAGTGCCTAGCGAAACGCGTCCTGATTCTGGCCCCATTTTTATTGAAGAGTTGTCAGAATGACGACTTCCGGTTCCATCGATTTCGATCAAAGCGCCACTGAAATCATTAAAGATGCGCTGATTTTAATTGGTGGCATTGAAGATGATGAGCCACCGACAGCGAGTCAATTGCAATATGCTATGCGCATGCTTAACCGTATGGCAAAAGCATGGTCGAAGAAAGGTTTAAAGGCATGGGTATGGAAGGAGGCAACGCTTAATCTTATTATTGACCAGCCTTCTTATACGCTGGGGCCGGCAGCTAGCGATCTTGTCATAAACCGTCCTCTGGAAATTGCCAATGCAAGGCGAGTAGTTGATTCAGTCGAAACTGAGATTCAGATTCGCTCCCGTCAGGAATACATGAATCAACCGGAGAAGGATAATTCCTCTGGAGAACCGGTTTATGTTTACTACGACCCTCAATTAATCCGCGGCGTTCTGTATGTTTGGCCTTCCCCGATTGCGGCTAATCAAATCAATTTCTCCTATAAATCCTACATTGAAGATTTTGACTCTCTGGCAAATACCCCTTATTTCCCCACCGAATGGTTAGAGGCCATTGTCTACAATTTGGCACTGCGTTTAATGCCGATGTATGAAGTATCTGGAGAGGATAAAACCTGGATCACCAATATGGCTATCCAGTTTCTCGATGAAGCCGAAACCAATGATACCGATGAAGGCTCAGTATATCTTATGCCGGAGGTAATCTATTGAAACTGGATATCATCGGTCCCCAGGCTAAAGCCCTTTCCGTCGTTATCAGCAATGAAATTACCGAAAATTGCTATGTTGTGCCTGGAAAGCGAAATCCCCTGGCTTTAGTCGGCGCTCCCGGAAGTATTGAGCGAGCTTCTGTTTCAGGGTTTTGCCGCGGCGGCGACTTGATGAATAATGTGCCCTATATTGTCTTCGGCACTACACTGTATACCTTCAATAACTCTTATGTGCTTACCGCTATAGGAACTGTGGACGGCACCGATCGGGTTTCCATGGCCAACAATGGCAACCAGCTTGTTATCGTAACAGGCACTGGAAATACTGGTTATGTTTATGATATCTCCACTGGCACGCTGAATATTATTACAGATCCGGATTTTCCTGGCGCGGATACTGTTGATGAATTAGACGGCTATTTCTTGTTCTCAACCAGTAATGGGCAATGGTTTATTTCTCAGCTGGGCGATGGCACTCAGTATGATGCTTTAGACTTTGTGACAAACGAGAAGGCGCCGGATGACACCTTAGCCGTTCGCGAAGATCATGGAGAGGTTTTCTGCTTTGGCGAAAAAACGATTGAGGTATGGTTTGATTCTGGCAATGCTGATTTCCCCTTCGAGCGCAATGGATCGGCACAAATTGAGCGTGGGCTGTATGCTCGATTCTCAGTGGCTAAGGACGACAACACTCTATTCTTTTTAGGCAATGATTTGCTCGTCTATCGGATGCAAGGATATACCCCGGTTATTATCAGCGATGAGGGAACCAATACTGAGCTTTCGAATTACCTAAAGGATGGCGGTCAGGCAGATTTGCAGGCCTCCTATGCCTACACCTACACAGATCATGGCCATAAATTCTACGTGCTGACTGTGCCTAATCGCGGCACGCATGTTTACGATGTAGCCATGCAGGCATGGCATAAACGTACCTATTGGCAATCCTCGACGCACCATTCCTCTATCTATCTTGATGCCTACGGCAAGCACTTCTTTGGCGGCCTGAATGGCAATTTGTATGAGATGAGCCGCGATGCCTATGACGATGCCGGAGCTATTTTAAAACGCCGCCGGCAATCGAAAGTGTTTTCATTGGATGATAGGCGCCTTCGTTTTAAGCGATTAAAACTAATTATGGATACCGGTAATGGGTTAACTACCGGACAAGGCTCCGCCCCTCTGCTTGTGATTCGTTGGTCAGACGATAATGGCAGATCGTGGAGCAACGAACGTCAATTGGATATGGGTGTGCAAGGTGATTATCTGCGCAAGATCATCGTTCGTAATATGGGTTCGGCCAGAGCCCGATTGATCGAATTTTATCTGACTGATCCCATTCCTTTTGCCGTGGCGGATTGCTTTGCGGATGTAGCCTGATGGTTGATCGGTTTAAGGCATTTCCGGCACAAGCCTCCTGGGTTGGGAAAGAGGGTAAATTAACAGTGCCTGCCATGCAGGTGCTGAATCAAATCGTCAAACTCTTTGGCGGCGAAGAGAATATCCTCCCCGCGGTATTTAGTTATATTCCCAATAGCGGAACGGCTTTCGGGATTGTTTATCTGGCGGCAGATGGCAGCGTTACTTCCACGCTGGCACCGACAAACGGCCAGTTGCTTATTGGTAAGACGGGGTTTGCTCCGACACTCGGCAATCTCGGCGGTACGGTTAACCAGATTACGGTCACTAATGGCGCCGGCACGATTACGCTGTCAACGCCGCAAGACATCAATACGGCGGCCAGCCCGACATTTCTAGATATATCGCTCAGCGCACTAACGGCTAAATCCTTTTTATACGCCACGACAGGGGGGTTAATCAGCTCCACGGCCGCAGCGACGAATGGCCAGATATTAATAGGCAGTACGGGTTTAAATCCGGTTGCAGCGACCTTAACGGGGACAGCAAATCAAGTTGTCGTGGCGAATGGTGCCGGATCGATCACTTTATCGCTGCCCCAGAATATAGCCGTTGGATCAAGCCCAACCTTTACAGGATTAACGTTATCCGGCTTAACAGCCAATGCCTTTACCTATAGTGGAACGAGCGGCGCTATAACGAGCACGGCGGCGCCTACGAATGGACAGCTACTCATTGGATCTACTGGAGCCGCCCCAGTCGCCGCGGCAATTACAGGCACGGCCAATCGAGTAACCGTTACCAATTCTGCGGGAGGAATTACACTTTCTGGCCCACAGGATTTGGGAACCGGCTCAAGCCCCACCTTCGCGAATATTTTATCTGGCACCTATACGCCGATATTAACCAATGTTGCGAACCTGGATGCATCGACAGCCTATCAGTGCCAGTACATGCGTGTTGGTAATGTGGTTTCTGTCAGCGGCAAGGTGGATATAGATCCAACGACAGCGACTGTATCCACACAATTAGGAATTTCTTTACCCATTGCCTCAAACTTTGGGGCTGCCGAGGATTGCGCAGGCACTGCTTTTGCGACAGGAGTATCTGGCCAAGGTGCGGCGATTCTTGCCGATACAACAAATGATAGGGCGCAGCTGCAATTTATCGCTGCAGATACCACGAATAAGGCGATGCTATTCCAGTTTCTCTACGAAATCATTTAAAGGATTATCATGACAACACGGCCGTTTATGATGTTTATGAATTCGTCTGGCTGGATTGACGCACCGAAAGTATGGATAGGCTCTACCACAACAACGAGCGGGGCTTGGAGTATTGATTATACATCCGCTGGTTTTGACAACGTTCCCAAGATATTGCCAATTCCAGAATTATCCGCAGCGAATGTCTATGACAGGGCATTTTGCAGTTTGAGTACTGCGCCGACCTCTACAGCCGCTGCGGGTTATGCAATGCGTGGAGCGAATCTATTAGTACTTGGCCCGACAATCAGAACTATTCCTGATGGAACAACAATTCATATTATTGCGATAGGCTCATAAAATGATTGCTTTAACCATTAAAAACCAGTCAACCACCGATCCGGTCATTACTCGGCTTATGCGTACAGACACTGAAAAAGGCGAAATTGACTGCATTTCCGAAGCGCAGCTATTGCCGGAACAAGAGGCGGATTTCGAGGTTGGTGAAAATCAATCCTTGGTGGTTTTTCAGCGGTGAAATTCAGCGAATCTCCTGATTTTCTCAATAGCATGGCGAATAAGCCCGGCATCTTTGAGAAAGTTGCACAGGATTGGCAGGATCATATTGATCTATCATCCATGTGGGATCATTACATCGGTCTTGAGTGCGAGGATGGTGGGTTTTTGTGCCATCGTATCGAGCCGAATTTATACGAAGTGCATACTTTGTTTGAGGCCGGACGGCATGTTTTCGCAAAAGCCCTTCAAGCGGCTGAAATCATGTTTTGTGCGACGGATTGTAGAGAAATGGTGACCCGCGTTCCAGTCAATAATAAGCCAGCTCTTCTGCTCACCGAAAAATTCGGCTGGAATTATCGCTATACCATTAAAGGCGGATGGCCAGGAAAAGACGGCGTTCAGGATTGCCATCATTACGGCATGACATTATGGGACTGGGTGCTAAAAAACGAAGCCCTGGCTCAAAAAGGGCATGCATTTCACCAGCAGTTAGAGGCTGCTGGCTCGCTCACTCATGATGATGATCCGATTCATGACAAATTCGTGGGTTATGCCCTTCGTTGTACGGATTTCGGCAATAAGGGAAAGGGAATTTATGAATACAACAAATGGGCCATCTTATCCAATTACATGCCGGTTATTTTAGAACAAGATGGATCGGTGAGTTTTGACAATATTACTGTAAGAGAGGTGGCCTAAATGCCAATAGGTGGCGCTGGTGCTGCTGTTGTAGGCGGCGCATATCTATCAAGTCAGGCTTCGAAAAGCGCTGCAAAAGCATCACAGAAAGGCGCTGAGCAAAGTGCTGCCGCACAATTGCAGATGTATAACCAATCACGCGAAGACTTAGCGCCTTGGCGCGGTACGGGCGCGAATGCATTAAAGCAGTTGGCCGCCCTCAACGGTGTTCCATATTCGACCAGCACAGCCGATGCGGGCGCACAAACGCCGGATAATTTCGATGAGCAAGCCTATCTGCGGGCCAATCCTGATGTGGCGACAGGCTGGGATACGTCGAATAAATCGGTTTATGATCATTATTTGATGTATGGCAAAAACGAAGGTCGGCCATTTACCTATATCAACCCGCCTGCGCAAGAGGGTGAATATATCCCAGCGGGACAGCCCGATTATTCCTCCTTTTATAATTCCCCTGATTATAAATTTACCTTCGATCAGGGCCAGCGCGCCGTAAATTCGGGTCTTGCGGCGAGGGGGTTATCAAATAGCGGTAGGGCAATGAAAGAATTGACGCGGTACGGCCAAGGCGCCGCATCAACCCAGTTGAATAATTATCGAAACCAATTGGCCGCACTTGCTGGAGTGGGCCAAACCGCTACAACGAATACCGCGCAATTAGGTACCGCAACCGCTGGGAATATTGGCCAATCCTATCAAAATGCAGCCGATGCAAGAGCCTCCGGGTATTTAGGCCAATCGAATGCCATTAACAATACAATTAATCAAGGCGCCGGACTGTATGCATTATCCCAGCTTTATAATAAAGCGGCATAGGTGAAATATGGCATCTGCGATCCAGCAATTAATTGCCCAACAACAAGGCCCCAATGTTCTTGGTGCTATCGGCGGTGCCGCTCAAACCATGGCCGCATTGCAACAAACCAAATTAGCGCCGCTGCAGTATCAGCAAGAACAACAGCGCCTCGATATGGGTAAGGCTCAGCTAGCCCAGCTTGGACAACAACAAGAACAGCAAAAGCGCACGCAGCTGCTTCAATTGGGCGCCAATACAGCCCTGGCGATCGAGAAAGCCCCCCCAGAGCAACGTCCACAAATCTATGCGGAGGCCCGCAATCAAGCGGGCAGGATGGGCTATGACATTAATCAGCTGCCGGCTGAATACGGCGATGAAGCTATGCGAGTCCTTGATTGGAGCAAACAGCAGATTTATGGCGGCGAGCAGTTTAAGACGAACGAAGCGATTCGGGAAAAAATGTCTAGCCCTGGTCGCTTTAAAATGGAAGCAACCCCGGAAGGCTACGCTGTTTATGATACGGCCTCATCTGACAAGCCTGCAATTTATACTGATCCCACCAAAGCCGCCAAGGCATTGGCTGATTTAGAAAATACACGCGCCACAACTGCAAAAACGCAAGCTGAGATAAGTGGCATTCCACTCACGCAAGAAAAAACACGGGCGGAAATTGATAAAACCAATGCCGAAACCCTCAAAACGAAACAAGAGGCAGCCGGCGGCGGGAAGATGACGGATTTAGAGAAATCCGCCGCTGGGTATTACAACAGAATGTCAGAAGCCGAGCAAAGATTGGCCGGCATTACGCAGAAAGGCTATAACCCCATTTCTTCCGGGCAGGCATTAACCGGCCTCAGCAATGTAACTGCTTCGCCAGAAAAACAAACTTATAATCAGGCCGCCAATGATTGGATACGAGCCAAGCTGCGCAAGGAGTCTGGTGCAGTAATTGGCGCGCAAGAAATGAAGGATGAATATAAGACTTATTTTCCCGTTTACGGGGATAGCGACGCCGTTATTGCGCAAAAAGCCGAGGCCAGAAAGACCGCCATGGAAGCTATGCGTGGAGCTGGATCGGCTGGCAATGTAGCGACGAAAGAGCCGGCCGCCACTACCTTTAATGAAGGGCAGACTGCCACCAATCCGCAAACAGGGGAGCGCATTATTTATCGGAGTGGCCAATGGCAGAAAATGTAGGATTGCCAGCCGGGTTTCAGTTGGATGCATCTCCTTTGCCAGGATTACCGCAAGGCTTTATGCTGGATCAAGCCGGACCAGCAAAATCCGATTCTTCTTTTTTAAAAGATGTTGGACATGCCGCCTCAGTAACCGGTAGAGATATTTTATCTGGAGTTGCAGCACTGCCTTTGGCTGCCGCTGACTTGGCGACGGGTGCAGTCAATATTGGTAGGCGAGCATTGGGAGCGGAACCCTGGCCGTCTGCATCTGAAAACTTTCAACAGGGATTGACGGCGGGGGGCTTGGATCAGCCACAGAATAATGCAGAGCATTTAGCCTCTACCGCAACGCGCGGCGCTGTGAGCGCCGCCACAGGGGCTGGCATGGCCAATCAAGCTGCCGGCTTGATTACAAATCCAGTCTCCCAGGGTGTTGCAGAGACATTGGCGGCGCAACCAGGATTGCAGGCTGTTTCGGGCGCTTCTGCGGGCATTGGTGGAGAGATTGCCAGACAGAACGGCGCCGGCCCGGGTGGACAGGTGGCGGCCTCCATGGCCGCAGGAGCACTCCCCGCCATTATCTCTGCCGGCGGCCCAGCCTTAATCAAATGGATTCTTCGAGGTGGCGAGGAAGGCCGTCAAGCCGCTTCCAATGTTGTGGATACATTCGCTCAGGCTGGTGAAACCCCAACTATAGGACAGGCCACGGGCAGCCGGACCTATCAGGGTGCGGAAAGCATGCTCTCCCGCGTACCCGGTGGGGCGGGCCCAATGATCAAAAAAGGTGTAAGCCTACAGGAAAATCTGGCCAATAAAGTCGAGGACATGGCCAATAATTTGGCGCCGAAAGCCAATCCTGAACAGGCGGGAAGGGCAATTTACAAAGGCATTACTGGTGAAAATTCAAAAACAGCCGGTGATGCGTTTATGGTTAGAAGTCGTGCGGTGCAGGGCGCACTTTATGACAAATTAGATAACTATATTCCTACCAATACTGAAGTGGCTGCGACAAATACGCAGGCGGCAATAGAGCGGATGACGGCGCCCATTATTGGCGCGGAAAATACATCACGCTCTCCACTGTTAAGCAATTCTACAATGAATAATTTGGGGGACTCATTACAAGCTGATATGGGATGGAAAAGTCAGTCCGGGGCATTATCAGATGGAATTACTAGCTTTGTTGCGCCCAAAGATACAATGCCTTATCAGGCGCTCAAAGAAATTCGTAGCCGAATTGGACAAAAGCTTTCAGACATTGATCTTGCTCCCGATGTGCCCAAAGCTCAGCTTAAACAGCTGTATGGCGCACTTAGCCAAGATATGGAGATGGCGGCCAAGGATGCCGGTCCAGAGGCCTACAAAGCCTTCCGGCGGGCGAATGGCTATACCGCAGCACTGCACGACCGCATTGACTTACTGCAATCGGTAATCGATAAAAATGGCGGTCCTGAGAAGATTTTTAATGCGGCGACTTCGGGCACACGGGATGGGGCTACGATTCTTCGTGGCGTCATGAAAAGTCTTCCAGAAGATGGCCAAAAGATGCTCTCAGCGTCAATTTTACGTCGCATGGGTAAAGCATTGCCTGGGGCGCAAAATGATACTGGGGACTTGTTTTCCACGGAGCGATTTTTGACTTCGTGGAACACTATGTCCCCGGAAGCAAAGCAAGCGACATTTAGTCGCTATGGAACAAGTTTTAACAAAGATATGGATGCCCTGGCCTCAATTGCGGCAAATCTTAGGGCTGGCTCAAAAGTTTTCGCAAACCCATCTGGAACGGCTCAGGTAATCTCTCAGCAAGCGGCCTGGTATACCACAATCGGCGCATTGCTGACTGGTCATCCTGCAGTGGCAGGAACAGAAGCGGGCTTAATTGGTTCGGCCAATCTCGCTGCCAGAGCACTAACTAGCCCGAAAATTGTTAATTGGATGGTAAAAACGACGGAGAAGCCCATTGGTACATTGCCAGCTCAAATTAATAATCTGGCGACTTGGGCAAAAAATCAGAATGATCCCGATGCAGCAGCAATGGCGGATTATCTAAAACAGTCCGAAAGCCAATCCAAACAGGGCACCAAGAGCGAGTAAAGGCACTAAAAAAAGGGAACAAAGCACCTGCAGAGAGCATTGTAGGTCTTCGAATCCAGTGGATGGCTTGTTTTTCATAGTATCTCGCTGTGAAGCGATACGGAGTACCGAATGGCAACTTATTATCCCGCGACACCTTTCGTGGTGCAATTCTTTACTGATGCGGGCGTTCCTTTATCGGGTGGTTCGCTGTCGGCTTATCTCGTTGGGTCTACAACCCCAACCCCAATGTATATCGATGGCATCGGCACATCAGCCGGCACAACCATTTCTCTCAATGCCCGCGGTGAGCCGCAAGTCTCTGGAAATACGGTAATAATCTGGCTGGACTCGGCCGTTACTTATAAATTCATTCTAAAAGATGCGTCCAATGTATCCAAATGGACAATAGACAGCATCAGTAACAGCCTTTCCAGCCAAATCCGTATCCTTCGTAGTGCATCGAATGCGGTGGGTACGACATTGGATGCCTGGATTAATGGCCAAGTCGTTGACCCAAAAATTGATTTTGGTGCAGCTGGCGATGGCTCTACAGATGATACGACACCAATCACTCGCGCCCTCGCCGCTGGCTTAATCATTGATGGCAAGAATCGCACTTATGCGGTAACCGGTAATATTACGTTGCCTTCTGGGGCCGATGTTCGAAATGCCATTTTCAAGCAACTGGCCCCAGGTGGGGCGGGGGATGTCCGCACACTCACTAGCAGCAGTGTCAACAATTTGAGTCTGCGTAACGTCAAGGTCATCCGCAACGGCAACGGGACGAATGGTCAGCTGGCTCTGGATGCCGGTATCTGGATTGAGGGCGGTAGCGGCCATTTCTTCGATGGCGTCGAGGTGTCTGGGGACGACATTGGTTCCGGCATTGTTTTCAACGGCTGCAGTAATTTCACAGCTAGAAATATTTATGCACACGATATTAATTATTCCCTGGCGTCTGATCCTGGCGACGATCGAGTGCAGGGGATATGGTTTAACGCCTGCTCCGATTTCGTTGTGCACAATCCTAAAGCAAAAACGCTAGGTGGTAATTTTGGTTCAGGCGCAACAACCCGATATTCACGCGGTATTGTATTCAGCGGAAACTCACGGTTTAACGTCTATGGGGCTAGCGCTCGCGATGTTGATCAGGGTATTGACTGTACAGGGTCTGCGGGGAATACCAGCTTTGCCTTTCATGGCGGCCTCGCTTATCAGTGTAATTCCTTTGGCTGGAAGGCATCTACTGCTGATAACGATGGGCGTTGGATGGGGACGATTGCCGACAAGTGCGGCTATGCCGGACATGTTGTAAGTGGTCCTGGTGAGGCTGGTGACCCGAATATTGAAAATTTAACTTTCATCGGCTGCCTGTCAAAATCTATCGGATATAACGGCAATTGGACCGCCAATCAACCGGCAGGATTTCTTATTCTGCAGGGCTCTTTCGCGCTCACCTATCCCCGCGGTGTTCGATTTATTGGTTGCGAGGCGCTCGATGAGCAAACCGTGCCGACAATGTACGACGGTTTCAGAAACCAGATTTCCGTTACTGGCGATTTCAATGAAGCGATTAATTGTACTTCCAGGGGCCATACGCATTTCGCCTTTAGTGGGCTGAATGCACCGCATACACGCCTAAGCCGTAGCGCCGTTCAATCCATTCCTACTGGCACATGGACTGATGTTGCATGGACCGTGGAGGACGCTGATTTTGCCTCCATGCATAGCACTTCCGCGAACCAAGAATTGATCACCGTACAACGGCATGGCTTGTTATGTCTCAAGGCGCAAGCCTATTTTGCCGCCAATGCAACAGGATCTAGGCGATTGCGATTTATCCTCAACGGAGCCGCCGTTACTCCGCCCGGCGAATTTGCCAACTACACGCCAACTGCAGGGTCACCGGGTGGTGTTTTTGGTTCCATCGACATTTATTTAAATAAGGCCGATATACTTCGAGCGCAGGTCTGGCAAGACAGTGGTGGCAACCTTGATCTTCGCAACACCGAGTCCTTTTTCACTGTTACCGAAATTGGCGCTTATGGGGCGACAGGCTGATGGATTTACTGATCAAACGTAATCCCAGCAAGGACGGGGCGACGATTGGCGAATTGTTTATTGATGGAAAGTTTTTCTGTTTTTCATTGGAAGATGAAGTCAGAGCAGGCCCAAAGATTCCAGGTAAAACAGCCATTCCGGCCGGTCAGTACGAAGTCGTGATTAATTATTCCAATCATTTCGCACGACTGCTGCCGCAGATTCTGGATGTCCCCGGCTTTGAAGGCGTACGCATTCATTCCGGAAATAAGCCGGAAGATACAGAAGGCTGCATTCTGGTTGGAAATACAAAAGGCCTGGCTTCAGTTGGAGAGAGCCGAGCTGCATTTTCTATCCTCTATCAAATCCTCAAGGAAGCGATTTCTAAACATGAAACAATTTTCTTGAGGATTGAAAATGCCACTTGATCCTATAACCGCAGCACTCGATATCGGCGGAAAATTAATTGATCGCCTATGGCCTGATAAGGCTCAAGCCGATGCAGCCAAATTAGAATTACTCAAGCTACAGCAGTCCGGTGAGTTGGCCGAAATGACCGGTCAAATGGCCATCAATCAGGAAGAGGCAAAAAGCACCAATTGGTTTGTGGCTGGCGGTAGACCATTCATCATGTGGATTTGCGGATTTGCCCTGGCTTATTCAGCTATTCTTGAACCTATCGCGCGATTCATAGCTATCGTTTGGTTTCACTATGACGGCGCATTTCCAGTTCTAGATACAGCATTAACTATGCAGCTTTTATTCGGACTGTTGGGCCTTGGCACAATGCGCACGGTTGAAAAACTGAAAGGGGTGGAGGGAAATAGATAATGGCAAAAATTACTCTGAATTGGACCTATACCGATATTGCGCACCCGGATGCCGAATTTCGAATTTATGAAAATGGCACCATGATTATTGATCATGTTGGCGCGCTTAACTTTACCGTTTTAATGGATGGGAAAGCGCCCGGCATTTACAAATATACGGCTACAGCGGTCGATAAACTTACCCTGCTGGAATCTGCGCCCTCTAACGAGGTGGCCGTAAATTTTACGAAACCCGCAGCGCCAACTGGCTTAAAGGCTTCCTTGACGCAATAAAGCGGGTATGGGGGAAATGGTTTCATGCATAGAAAACCGCAAAATCTATGCATGATTTCTGGACGTGTATAGATTTATCTTGGATGTTGTATAATGGCGGGGCGATGATTCGCAGCTCAATTGGTTAGAGCACTGACCTGCAAGTTAACCGCGTCTTGTTCGTTGGAGGATGCTGGTTCAAATCCAGCCGGGCCATCGCCGAGCAGCAATCGTTAACTGTTGTGGCGGCCGGAGAAAATTAGTGCCGGGGTTTTTGGTTAATCCTTAATGGCCAGATGCAAGCAATCTTGGGGAATCGTGGCGCGAGAGCGTAATCACCCCGCCGGTGACAGTCCACGTGGAAATCCGGTGATTGTGCTATGACGGCTGAAAGAGTGTGTACCGGCGAGGGGTCGCCGTCCTTCCCCTCTCCAATCAATGCACAGACTCCACCAACAATTCAATCACCGCCCCTGCGTAATATGCCCCCGTTGTATCATGCTTTTTCAGCCCCACCACGCACCATTGCCTACCGTTGATCTCTACTGCCCGCAATATTAAATCGTCTATGAGGTCTTCGGCATTTCGATAATCGCGGCGCAAACTCGTTATATAGACTATGCAGCCTTGTAGCATTGAGGGCGGACCTAGCGATGTGAATTTGTAGGTATCCATTATGCTCCTTGCAGCGACAAAATGGCCCATCGCAAAAAAGCATGCATCCGTTTCCCTGGCCAAAACATGGCTTGCCTATAGCGCTCACGGCTTCCGGCTTTATCGCCATGCTGTTTGAGGGCATAAGCGAGGGAACAGAGTTTGAATGAGACGGCTTCAGCGAATCGTGTTTTATTTTGCAATAGAGCGGTTTTATGATGGGATTTCAGGACTTCAACGCCACCGGTCATTTGTCGAACGACATAGGCATAGGGGTTATCGTTGCCAGAATGCAGCCCCATGATGGCCATGGGTTTATCGAGGTAGTGCACGCCAAATCGATCGCATAGCCGTAAAGCCAAATCGAAATCCTCGCAATACCTAATCCCTCTATTCCAGCCGCCCACCTCTATCAATGCCGAACGCTTGACCAGGAAAGTCGATGGAAAGGCTGGGAAGCCGCGCAGAAGTAATTCTACTGCGCTGGTCGGACCGAGCTTATACCAGCCTTTAGTGGGCTGCTCAACGAGCGATTCTAGGTAATCCATAGCCCAAGGAAAATTTATTCGATGCCCGGCCAGTATCTCATTTGGCCGATCAGAATGGATGCGCTGAAGGTCGGCCATCAGGAAATCAATGGGCGCCACCGCTAGGGTGTCCTGCATCTGCTCAAGCTTATCAGCAGGCCACCAATCATCGGCGTCAAGGTAGGCGATATATTCGGCGGATGAAGCCTCAGAGCCTGTCTGGCGAGCTGCTGCGGCACCGGCATTCGATTGCCGGAGAAACAGGATAGGCAAATTAACTGACAGATCGGCAACCACGGCAACCGTATCATCGGTCGAGCCATCGTCAACGATGATAATTTCAGCGGGCTGGACTGTCTGAGCTTTGACGCTCGCAATCGCTCTACCTATTGTCCGGGCAGCATTGTACGCAGGAATAACAACGGCAATATTAAACACGGGCGTTCCCTCGACTTTTTGTTATACACCCCAGAACTTCATGCCAAGTTTTATGATTATGGCTATCAAAATAGCTGCAGCCAGCGTTTCGAATAGGAGGCGGGTGGCCGACACAGCATAATCCATTCAGGGTTGTTGGGAATGAGCTTAGCAGATGGCCCCAGACTATTCGAGCGTAAGCGATTGATTTCATTATGTGCGTTTTGCGCTTTTTGCGTACCATAAATACTCCATATTTCCTATTTAAATCAAATTGATATCGACATAGAGGCTCATGTTGTAAGCGAATGGGTTCTTAGCATTTTGCAAAATTACGACATTTAAATCAACAACTTGGGGCGCACTTTTTTGGTGCCAGATTATTTACAGACTATTCCCAGACTATTATTTTGAGGTCAGGGGTAAATCCGCCCGTACCTCCTGCCATTTTTCGCCGTAGCCAGATAGGTAAAGTTCCGTCATTTTGGCATCGGCATGGCCCAATAAAGCCTGAATGTATTCCACCGGGTAACCGGCTTCCTGATACAGATGCGCGCCCAGGCTCCGCAATTCGTGCAGTGTCGGTAATTCCTCTGGCGCCCAGTCCTTGAATACTTCGGATTTATCGCGCGCTGCAGCAACTGCTTTAGTCAGGTAGGTAGTGGCCACTTGGTAGGGGTGTTCTTTGGGGTTCTTCGGGCTTGTGCGGGCGCGCTCTGGTTTATGACCGATTACGAAAGGGCAGAAGGGATGCAGTTGTTTGGCGCGGGTGATGACTTGTTCCAGGCTGCCGCCGATCCGTATCGCAATACGTTTTTTCGTCTTCACCTGCATAACCAGAATGCGGCCGTCGACGATATCGCGTTTTTTATGCACGCTGGTGAGGTCAATGCGGCGCTGCAGGCTAGTGATTGCAAAATCCATCGCTACCTGCAGCCACGGTTCGGCATGCGCATAAACGGCTTGGTAAGTCTCCAGCGACCAGCGCTTCCGAGCCTTTTTTGGCGCTTTTTTGACAATGGTAAGTTCTGCAATATTTGCCGGTGATAATCCCACCGAACAGGCGAAGTCGAATATCTGCACCCACAACATGCGATATTTAATGTATAAATCGCGGGTCAGTGTTGCGAGCCAGTCCGATAAAGTTTTTAAGTCGATAGCCTCCCAGGCGGTCTCGGCTCCCAATTCGCGCTCTATCCGACGCAGCTTTTCATTGATCTGATCGTTGTAACTTTTTGAGTGATCCTGATCCGCTAAATATTCTTTGCGGAACCGATCAAGAACAGCAGGCAATGAATTTGTTCCTAAGATGCGATTCACAAGAGAATTGGGCTTCACCAGTATTCGATTCAGGGCATTCGCAGCTTTTATGGCCTCGGCACGATCCGAGCCGGCGCCATGGTTCTTTCCGGTTACCGGATGCCGATAAATATAGCCGCCGGTCGCCGTATAAAGGTTGTCGGGCAAATCGCGGTTTTTCTTCGAACGGCGGCGCGGTGTCATTTATTATGATGCCTTCAGGATGCGATCAGCGATTTCACTGCCGGTATGGATTGCTTGCGGATCGTACTCGACAAACCAGCGGCCGCCAATCTTCTCGCCGGCCAATTCACCAGCCTCCAGCCAGCGACGAACGCTGCTCGGTGCAGGGCGCTTCTGGGCATCCCCAAATCGACGTTCAAGCCATTCGCTCGGCGTTAAAAGCATCTCATCAATCCTGCATAGCCTTGCCGATTTCAACTAGACGTTCATCCCACTCAAACTTCGTCATCAAAGCCCGAAATCCGGCAAATGGCCCACCATCTAATTGGTTCATGATCTCAATATGCATTTCTTCCGGGATAAATCCAGATCCATCTTTAAATACCCATCCATTACGCTGCATATCAAATTGGCGCCCTAGAAATTTCTTCATTCTTTTATGGCCTTGCCGATTTCCCATTATTTAATTTCATACCCAGTTTTAACTGAAAAGTCAGGCTTAGGTTCAATGCAGGCGCGGAGTTTTTGCTCTGCCTGATATATAGCCTCATGCCAAAAATCACTATGGGCCACTTGGCCGCCGGTTCTGATTCTTTCCTTTAGCTCGAACCATTCCCGTATAGCTGTTTTGCAGCTGGACCCAATCAACAAATTAATCGCCTCAACCGCCTCCGTTGGCATAGCCCAAAAGTGCAGGAGACAATCATCAAAAAACACATCATTTGATTGTTATCATGCTCAAGCGAGACGGGCTGCATTTCGTTTTTGCAAATAGGGCATTTCACGACAGCTACCTTTTTGGGTTTTTCTTCGTAGTCTGAATGTTCGCTCATTTCTCGCCGCCCTGCTGCTCGGGTGAGGCTGCGAAATGCTCTTTACGTAATAAGCGCAATTGCTGCTCCAAAGCATCAAGCCCCGCCTTATTAACAAATTCGAGTCTTACGCAGATTTCATCCGGTTCTATTTGTTTGCTTTCATCATGATAAAGTCCACCAACCTCCCTGGTGGCTCGCTCTTCATCAGTTGCGATTACAATCAGCAGTTCTGCTGGATCAGGCTTGGCAGTGTGGCACAGCGAATAAAGCCCGGCGCCCATTTTGGCAAAGCCGCGATAATGGGGGACTATACAATAGCCATCTGGCACAGCCGGAGCTGCGGGGATGGGGTGCTTTTGCGCTGCATCAAATCCTCGATCAAAGCCTGCTCGAAAATGTATACTCGGCATTTCTAGGCCGGTTAATCGGCGCGCCGAAAAATATTTTTCTTCACTGTCATTTCGTTCAGCTTCACGAATGATTAAATAATGTTCGCGCGTATCAGCAACCGGCTCACTTTGCCCCGCAGCGGGCTTTAACGCATAGATGTCGCGAGCGAATTGATGTAGGTCTTCTGCGCTGACATTCAGCGAACCATCAGGATTTTGTTTTGTTTCTGGCAAAAATTCTTCAATGTCTTCCGAGGTTAAAGAATGTTTCTGATTTAATAAATCCGAAGATTGCGGATCATAAAACATCTCGATTCCGGAGCGCGGTTCCGGTTTATATTGTTGGTTCTCTTCGGCCTTATAAGCGCGAAATGCCCCGGCAATTTCCATCGCCACTTTATCGATATCGGTACAACCTTCCCATTGCCGCAATATACGAGCAATCATTTTCGCGAGTTCACTCATTTTTGCTCGACTCCGGCAGCGGGGCGTCTATCGATACAAATAAAGACTCAACGGCATCTAAATATATAGACGTTTTAGAAAATTCGGTTTTTTCCATTTCATTTGTAATTTTCTGTATTAACCTTTCTTTACCTTCTAGTATTTCTAATGCTTTATTTAGGCAATCACTGCGCCGCAGCATAAGCCGCAATTCTGCTCGATACTCCTCAATCCCTTTCAGCTCTCCGCAAACCCCTATTACCATTTCTTCATAGCATTCTAGTTGTTAAACGCGGTGCATGGCTTTTTCGTAATCGTCTAATGCTTTATCGCGCTGATGTTCAACTTCCGCAATTTTATCCAGATTATCCTGCGCAATTTTCGCCGAGGTATTGCAGAATGTTCTCTGCACTTCGAGCTGTTTCTCAGCCTCAGCCAGCCGCTGCTCAAACTCGGCGCAGATTATATTTATTGCATCAACATCGACATGATAGTCTTCCCATTGCTTGTCAATGCATACATCAATCCGCTCAAACAATCCCCGCTCAACTTGGCTCACTTATAAATCTCCACATCGTCATCAATTAAACCGTTTATATAGGTAATAGAGTTGCCGAAAAATCGTCTTTCTATAGCATTCAAACAACCGATTTTTCCAGCGAAAACACCACGACTAACGGAGCTTTTAAATGCGCGCCCGGATTTATCGCTTAACCATTTATCAGCGGCCACATGATGATCAGAAGGAAGATTTTCAATGCCGTCTTGAAACGACAAAAGACACCACATACCCAAGTAATGAGTTCCGAAATTGCAATAAAAAACGCCATATTCTCGATCATAAATAAATGGCTTGCTCAAATCCGCCTTACTAATTGGTTCTGGCAGACTTAGTCCACAGTCACACATCAGCCACCACTGCTCATCGGTGAAAGGGCTAATATCCAGCATTTACTTCACCTCCGGCGCGCTGGCGAGGGCTGCTTTTAATTCCTGATATCGTTCCTCCGAAATGCCAAGCTCTGATAACCAGTTTGCAAAGTAGGCTGATAATCTCTCAGATTCTGGGTGAACGCCTTTATGATGCTGCTCAAAATCTTTTCTGTTTTGCACCTTATCGGCTATTAGCATCTGGTTAACGGCGTCAATTGTGCTTGCTCTTGGTGCAACTCCGACATGGTGAGAAAGGCAGCTATTCGCTACAATTCGATATTCCATTGCAAGAAATACGGCCTTTAAATTCTCATCGTCCTGCAATAATGGATGTAAGCAGTATGCGCGTTTAGCGATCTCTTCTGCGCCTATCGCATCAAGGACTATTAGTCCCTCATCGATATGATTCATTAATGGAAGGCCTGAGCGCGCAGCACATTTATCACCGTAAATTCGTTTTATTGTGGTGTATACCTCAACCTGCCCCTCCAGTGCATCGATGTGGTCGAGGAGGGCGGTAACAATATTCGGATGAATATAATTTGTTTGCCAGCAGGTATTATTTTCCGCTATTGATTCACGCAGCTTCTCGCGTTCGGCCTTGTTCATTCTGCACGCTCGTAAGTGGCTTCGAATATATCGGGTTTGCAGGGATAAAATTCACCCTGTATACCTTTAATAATCCAATCCCCATCAGAAGCCCATAATGGTCCTTCCAGGGTAGCAACGAGCAGTTTTCCATCTCGAAATTCGGCATCACTATCAACGAATTTTTCTATTTCATCGAAGTTTCCGACGAATTGAATTGCTTCAATAACAACCGGCTTTTTTCTGAATTTCATGTTTATTCCTCTCACTCAGGGCGCAGGGTGGGTTAGAACCGGACTGTCCCAGCTTTAAAAAATCCAGAACAAACGACTCCGCTAACTTGCTGGCCATTGGGATTCTTAGCCGTAAAGCCTGTATGGAAGTGATCGTCTTCACTGCAACCAAAAACTTGATAGCCGGTAGTATTGATATCTGTAAACCCCATTCCCATCAACGCTCTCTTGGCATCGTTATCATTGGTGCAGGCGCAAAGTAAAATCGTCAAAGCCAGTATCGTTAATTTAATCATATGTCACCTTAAAAAGAGCGACCCGTATTGGCGCCGCTAGACCTGGGAAGGGTTAGGCTGCTGCACCCATTCGTAAAGTTTGTTCGTATTGGCTGACCAGCTTTTCGAACTGGATTAAATCCTGCTCCAATGCGTTGATATAATCGTCATCCCGGTTTACATGCCGCATCCAGAATTGTTTGCCGATAGGCTCAAGGGCTGGGCAATACAGACAGAAATGCCACCAAGTGCGACCAGTGAGCCACATGCCTCCCTGTATCTGATCAAGAAATTCGCTGATATCGCCGGTTAATAGAATATTGCGGAGGCGCTCAGGCGAGACAAGAGCCTTGTATTCTGAGCCGCCATCTTCGTTAATCAGTCCGTCAGCGCTGGCGCCAAATTTCCCGTCCTCACTGAGAACAAAGCCCGCATGCTGGACGAACAAGCCGGTCTCCATTTCATGCTCCATGCGGGCCGCAGGCTCCAGTTCATGGCCGCGCTTCATGGCCCACGTTTCAAAACCTTCATCCAGCGGCAAACCGCTAATCCGCTCGATGGCAACACGAAAGGCATAATCTTTAGCCTTGGATGAAAAGTCGCCTTTATTCGGCCCCGTCTTTAAACGCTCGCGCGCCACAGAAAACATGCTGGCGGTTATGGCACCACACCGACTTTGATGCCACAACTCTCCGCCCTGATCACATTCAATGATCTGCATTTTGATCTCCCGACGCATTAACGATTTCGCCATCGATTATCGAGCTATTGGCGGCCTTCAACTGATCACCGCGAAGCGCCACAACAGCCTTGAACTCGTTGTATGCGGCCTTGTCTTTCGTGGCCTTGATCGAGGCCAGCCCGGACTGCCAAATGCCTGTAAGGGCTTCCTGTGTGGCCGCCTGCCTGGCTTTGTCGATCAGAGCGCTGAGCAGGGCGGGGTCACATTTATTCTCAGCCTGCGCAAGCTGGATGCCTTCGCCACCATCGGTATTCAGATAGTGAATAGCCTTATCTAACCGATCTGTTTTCGGCCACAATTTATAGGCGCGCTTAATGACCGTTTTTTTGATCATTTCCCCGGGGTCAGTTACCCACGGACAGGTCTTTGTATTGTCCTTCAGATAGGCTTTCCAGCCTTCCGAACGGTCACGAATATCGTTCACATCGGAAATACTCATGGGGTCGGTCAGGTATTCGCCGTCTGCCGTTTTCACCACAACGTACACGCCGATAATCTCGCCGCGGCTCTTGCTGAAAGGCTCATACTTATGCAGCGGCAGCTGGTCCAATCCGTTAAGCGAAAAGATATCGGCTTCATGTACGAGCTTGGCCTGCCCCCACTTTATTGAGCCGCTATCGATTGCCAGATGGAGCAAGCCCATATAACTCAGATCCAGGCATATCACACCCTTGCGAGGCACCAGATAGGCCTGTTTCTTGGCAGGGTTTAGGCTGATGCCAATGGCCGCAATATTCGTCACAGCATTGCGAACAGACTGCGGATTAGCTATGGCGACCTTTTGGATATAGTCATTAGCGGTGACCATCTGGATCGCAAAGCCGGCTTCCCGCTCAAAGTTAACGGAGCGGTCTGCCACCACGGATTCGAAATCACCGCGAATCGCATAAATCTGATCGGTGATTGTTGCCAGTGCCGTGCTCATTACACATCTCTCCACTGTTCATCAGTAAGTTCAGGCCGGGGATCGCGATAGCCATCAACTTTGCAGCGCTGTTGTGGCATCAGGATTGTCGGGTGCGCTTTCGGTCTAGCCACTGCGCACTGCGGGCAATTGATGCCGTATTTCCGCTTCAGCGCTTTGTTGTGATCCTGAAGCGCTCTCATGCCTTCGATTGCTTCGCTCATTTCACGCACCATTCTTTATGTCCAGACTTGCACCGATACGTAAACTCATCGGTATCGCAATAAATCATTGCCCCTAAGATGATCAGAACTACTAGGCCGGATTTTAGGTAGTCGGTCATTTCTTGCGGGCCTCAAGCATGGCATTAGCAATTTCATAGGCGCGTTGCGCGATTTCAATCTCATTGCCATAAGATGAATGGCCCTTTGTTGCGTTCTCGACAAGTGGCTTTAGCGCTGCCGCCGCGAAATAATCACGCAATGTCATGCCGAAGCCAATTTCAGACGACTCTTTCTCTCCATTTGACCAAGTAGAAGATATTTCTCCACATGGAAACGCCGGCCCACCATTTTCTAAATAGCTCATTCCCAATCTCCAGCAATATCCTGCGCAATATCCTCAAGAACTTCGTAGGGCAGGTCAGTAGTGATTACCAGACCTTTCCAGCTGACTGATGTGACCTCAATCGATCCCGATCCAACATCTGGCTCTCTGTTATGTCGCTCGAAAAGCACGTTGCATTCCTGCTCACCGAGAACGCCTAAATCCAGCTTGGTCCGATATGGCAACGTAAAATTTCTGCCATAAGCCAGATCGGGGAGGACGGATTTGATGTTCATGATGGCCGAGCCTCTAAAGTTTTTTCCCATGACGGTATGATTTCATCATCAAAACCATATTTGCCATTGCACATCCAAACTCCAGATTGCGAGCCGATATAAGGCTGCTGTTCATACCAAACCCATCTACCACTTTCATCCATGGCGAGATATTTCGCCCATTCGGGAGCATCTTTCCAGTCAGGCTTGTTGTTCATTTTCTTCTCCAAACTTGATCTCGATGCCGGCCTTCTTTAAGCAAATCATTGGTGTTGTATAACCTTCGATTGCATCAGCAAACAAACGCACGTCGAGATGCATAATTGTCGATTCCTGCTTAACTGCATACTCAAGCCATACATCCAGCGCCTGCCCTGCCGTGAGTTCTTTGCCTGTGGGGTCGAGGAATTTAATGGTCATTTCGGCTGTTCCGGCAGTTCGGGTTTAGGCATCCAATAAGTTGGGGTTACTTCGATTTCTCGCCATTCGAATCTTTTGTCTTTCCCCAGACAGTAAAAGCAGCCGGCCGCAAACCATTTGCCATTCCAGCGGAAACCATCTCCACTTGATTGATCACCTTCAGGCCCCCAAACAATGCGGCACCAAAAGCAATCACCTTCAACGTCTGGCGCAGTTTCTATCGGTTGCCATTCCATCTCCCACCCCATCCGCTAATTAGTTGCCTTGGGCTTTAACCGCTTTTTCGTTCAGCCAATGGATGTCGAAATCCAGCATTGCTTTATCTGGAGTATCACCAAAGCCGGCAACTCCATTTTGCAAATCCTCGCCATACAGAGCGCACCATTGATTGCCGTCGACAGAGAGGGAGGGGCGGAAAAGAACGCATGGGCGTTTATATTCCAGTGCGGCTTGGCCAAACTCTTCGGCGATACAGAAATATGCGCGCTCTACATAATGAGAAATATTTGCCTCACGCATCGCTAACTCCACGGCTGCGCCAACATCGCAGTTCGAAATTCTGCTGCGCACAGCATCATAAATTGCTTGATATTCGTGCATTCCTCTTCCCTCTATTCGTTAAACCAGCTTCGGGTATCTTGTCCGGTCACAACCGAAGCTGGGTGCAACATGAACCGGCTATCTCTCATCATCATTAAAAGCTCATAATATTTGAGTTAGGCATATAGCCTTTTCGGCCTTCGCCGTTGCGTTGTATGACCGAAGTCACATGGCTGCAAACCCTCCAGTAATTTCGTGGACTTTCGGCTCGCCACGATTGGCCAATAAATCTATTCGTTAACCGTGATTGGAGACGGGGCTATTCAGCTTCTTCGAATTCGCCAGCATCGTTCAGCACATAAAACGTATCGGCCTTAATTCCATGCTCGCCCACTTTTGCAGCTCGGATATGCCGGATTTTCCAGTTGTCGTCATGATTGACGAGAACGATTGCACCATCCTCTCCAGCTTTCGCTTTGCCGAATCTGCCGATATTGATGGCGACTGCGGCGATGCCCGTGGCGCTGCTCGCTGATTGGTATCCCGTGGCGCTGCTCGCTGATCGGTCTCCCGTGGCGCTGCTCGCTGATCGGTCTCCCGTGGCGCTGCTCGCTGATTGGTCTCCCGTGGCGCTGCTCGCTGATCGGTCTCCCGTGGCGCTGCTCGCTGATCGGTCTCCCGTGGCGCTGCTCGCTGATTGGTCTCCCGTGGCGCTGCTCGCTGATCGGTCTCCCGTG